TAATGCACACGGAGAGTGGCTACAGAGGTGTTCTCACTGCTCAGCCCTGCCTTGTAGCGACGAATGGGATTACGAGTGACATACACTACGCTGCCGTTCACATTCACAAAGCCGATACGAAGAGCAGGAGGGGTGAAGTCTTTCAGGCTAAAGGGAACCGTCTCCTCTCGCTGAGAGAACAGATCAAGGATGCGCATTTGTCCGTCAGGACCGATCTTCTTCACCTTCACAGGCTTACGCTTATACATGACAACTGCTTTAGCGTAACGCTGTTCAATATCTGCTACTGCAATCTCAGGCATGTGCAACCTCCAGCTTGGCCTTTTTGATGATAGCTTTCGCCTTCTTGGCGTCGCTGTTATTGATGATGTCTTGGATATCGCCAAACTCGTCTTCCAACATCACACCATCCATCACTTTTTCAACACCCGCTTTCGTGGCACGATATACCCATCGCATGAGGGCTTCGCTCTTGAGCCAGGCATTAGATAGGGTGCGGTACTCCACTCCATACGACTTAGGTCGATAGCAACCCGCCTTACCATACATTTCACGACGGAGCTTATCGTTGTCATATGCCAGCGAAGGAAGGCCAAGGAAGAAATCAAGCTGCTTTACAACCAGCTCACAGCGGCGAATGTGATCAGCACTATTGATATCAGCACCATCACACCAACCAATATGTACATGTCCTGAGGCGGTCCGCATAGGACGATCGCCATTGGGCTTAACGTTAACGCTATTAGTCCAAGCGTTATAATCAGGGTCGCAACCAAGCTCCAATGCCTCCTTGGGTTGGGTCTTCATATAGGACAGATCGAAGTGAGCAACAGGCGTGGCTACCACTTCATAGCCAGGCACCATCTTGCACATCGTATTGAACACATCCTGCACATTAAAGCAGAACTCATCCTCGCTAGCTGCGGGATCAATGTTGAACTCCAACGCCATGCCATCCACTTGGACAGCGCCATTCTTGACCTTTTGAGGGTTCTTCTTATCACCTTTAATCAGACCGAAAGCGCTCTTGAATTCGCCATTCTGCTTAACAAACACTTCCGGGTCACAGCCTACGAGAATTTGCATGATATGTCCTATGTAAGTGGCGTCACTTCAGTGTGACGTATTGAAGCAATTCATTTTCATTAACGATACAATCCCCACAAATCAAATCGTTGTATGTGGTGAATCGGTGATTATTACCTAGTGGAGATACCTGTTCTTGACAGCAAGCGCAAGCGTCGTGAACCTTTCTCCACTCGTCTTCTTTGAGGTACACTCCTTTTGCTGTGGGGTATAGAACTTCCTCCTTAACAGAGGCTTTATCCTCTGCTGCGACTTTATGTCGAATGGAGGAAGGACTCACCTTGTAGAAGCCTTCTCCTGAATTATTGGTGGGAGAGAATGCGGAGATATTCCCAGTGAATTCACAGCCGATATTCATATCAATGTCATGAGCCGAATGGGTATACAACCTCACTTCGTAGAAGGGCTTATCCTTATCGAAGCAAGCCACATACTCACCACCATTGGTGTCCACACATGTAGCCATAGCTTCCAACAACACATCTCGCTTGCCTAGATATTCCAGGTCATAGCGGGAGGCAGGGTTACTAATCTTCATATGAATAACCCCATTCCCTTTCTGCTGCTGTTGCTGCGGTTGCTGTTGGGACTTACCAGCCGTAGGAATGTTCGAGACCTTCCCACGGTTGCCCTGAACAAAAGGGACAGCTTCGCTCTTCACCTTCTTGACATTCGGCTTACCAAACTCACCACCATTCTTAACATGGAATGCGTAGTGCATATCCTCTTCAATCAGGAAGGGAGCGTGATACTTGATGTCGTTACGCTGAAGGGCGATATCCAACATCCATTCTTCAGATGCCCAGTAGATGCGTTTAACATCATCGCTGTAGCACATGTACAAGGGGCGTTCCTTGTTACGCAGGAAGTTAAGAGTATCTTGGTCCTTGTCCCACCACACTAGCGCCCATGCCCCTAGAATGCGTTTAATGGCATCCTCAAGGCCGAACAGATGGATGTGATGGTAAAGGTTCTCGCTGTCTACAGCGAAGTCCTTATGGTCTTCTAACACGCTCTTGTTATTCAGCGTACCGTTATGCACACCCACCAGCCCATCGAAGTCAAAGGGGTGAGCATTCTTGGCATTCACTGCGCCTTGTGTAGCATAACGATTGTGACCGATGAGCACACGATTGCTAGGAAACATGAGCTTATCGAATCGTTTCGTATCGAAGAGATTGAACGGATGTCCAACTTCCTTCGCTACAGCTACAGCACCGCCATGCTTCGCTACACCAGCAACACCTGTGCTGTCTTCTCCTCGTACATAATCAAAGACAAGCATATTCTTAAATGCTTTCTCATCTTTCAGGTTCAAATCACCTGCGCACCCAATAATTCCACACAAAGTAGCTCTCCAATGCCACTAGGAAGCGTTTAGAGCCTCATAGAGCGATTTAAATTGAATGGTAGTACCTGCCCTACCTGATTTAAAACAAATTGATTGTGGCCCCTCTGGCATGATTCGAACATGCGACCCCAAACTTAGAAGGTTTGTGCTCTGATCCGCTGAGCTACAGAGGGCGTGTTCTTTATTCGCCTGTCGTGAAGGGCTCAAGCGTATTGACGACACCAAGGGCAAATGCTTCTTCCTCTGGTGTGAGAGGGGCGCTCTTATTCTCTTGCGAGACAAGGACGACATTGAATAGGCTATTCACTTCAGCTTGAGTTTCCAGGGTGATGACAACAGGCTGAAATTCAACAGTGTTTTGTTCGATTTGCATGATTATTCCTTAATGAGAAAGCGACGAATGAGAGAAGCGAAGTATTCTTGCATGGCAGGGTAGCCAGCGAATTCAGGATGAGGTTGGAAGCACAAGGCATTCGTATGCTCGTAATACACCACCTCAACATCCTCTTGAGACTGTTCACGAGCGAATACACCACCTTCCCACCATTCCCGATAACCGCCAAGGCCACTAGAAGCCACGAGAAGGCCCCTAGGAGACGGTTTCATCATTTGGTGATGGGTAGATGTCACCTGTACCTTTTCGCCTGTCTGAAGGTCTGTAATCTCGTGTGTACCATGAATGGCATGTTTATTAACATCCTGGTACATCTCACCACCTGACATGACATTCAGGAATTGTCCACCCCGACAGATGCCCACCATAGGGATCTCACGGAACAAGGCATCCTCGAATACAGAAGCTTCCTCTTCATCACGATGCTTGTCTGACCACGTAGTCTCGTGTTTCTCTGCTCCGTAATAACTGGGGCTGACATCTGCACCACCAGTGAAGCAAACAAGATCAGCCTTCTGCATTGACGAAGTGATAAGAAAGCCCAACTCTGCAAACAGACGACGGTAAGCTCCATCACCACCACCAACGATATAAACATTCATTATGCAGCCTCCTTTATGGCAGCCTTGTTACGAACATCATTGATTACAACGTCCAGTTGCTTGGCGAATTCGATGATAGCTTTGTCGTCATATGCCGATACTTGCGCCCATCCCTTGCCCTTAACTACATCCTTGGCATTGTCCTTTACATACCTCTTGAACGTACCTGCCAAGCCATACTTAGGATTCCACTTCTTCTCACCATCGTAATACGTGTCATCTCCGATGGTTGCAAAGACACGGTACTTACTGACTTCGCTGTAAGGCTTAGCCTTGAATGCTTCCTCGGGATAGCCATTAGCGAACAAGCTGATGATGCAATCCAGCTTCATGTTGTTACCGTCCAGCACTTCATGTCCACCACCCATGTTATTCAGGGTGTAATTCTTCCCATTCACGGAGAAGGCATAGAAGCACAGCCATGCTGCTTCCTCGCTTGCATGTTTCCGTACCAAGGAGAAGACAGGCAGACGTTCCGGGTATTCATACGCCATACGTGCAGCAATGGCAGCGCCAGCGATAATACCGGCAGGCTGGCTCACATCGTATTCAGCACCTGTGAGAAGGACATTCTTCATTTCCTTCTTCTTGAATGCACTAGCCCAAGGGGAACGAGTGAAGATGTAGGACAGATACGCCTTGTATTCAGGCATACGCTTGGCATGACGCTTAATTCCATTGTTAAAGAAATCTAGGACAGCGACAGCCTTGTCCCATTTGTCACGCTTATCGTAATTCGATTCCTTATCCAGACGTGCATGACACACATCAGTAAGATGAGTGATGGCATGGGGGATTCCCTTCTCATCTTTCACAATGACGGCATACGAAGCCATACTACCAGCGCCTTCCTCTTGTGCCTTCTTGCGAATGTCAGCCTTCAATTGCGTCACTGTCTTATGCTTCTTTGGCGCATGCTTTGCCATGTCGTATTTCTCCAAACAATCTTGGGGCCAGAACCATCCCCCTCCCTGAACAACAAAACTCTTCTCGTCCACCCTCTCAACAGCGAACTTCTTAGCCTCAGCTAACATCTTCTCCATCTTGGGAGAGAAACGCATATCGTCCGTCTCAATCTTCTTGACGCAGACAACAATGTCCCCTTCCTTCCACTTAGCAGCAGGCTTAATGACAACAGCGTCAGCATTGACGTTCTTCACATAGAGCCAACGGGCATTCCATATGAATTCGTGTTCATCAACAGCAAGCTCGACAATCTGATTGGCGTCATTACCTAGCCAATGCCTCGCTACTGTGGTTGTCTTTCCGATATGTGCTCGCATACCAGCGCCGATGCCTACATAATCTTCAAAGCCATTAGCTCGCTCATCCACAAGCTCACCAATCTTGACAATATCCCCTTTCTTCAGGGGCTCCATGTCAGGCATCCACAGCTTCCACATGGGAGCAATGCGAGTGACGTACCAGGTGCGCTCTTCCTCAGGCTTGTTCTCCTTGCCCTTTGGATATGCCCTGATATATGGATGTTTGCCGCCGTTCTCCCACTGTTCTTTGGAGATGACAAACACATCCCCCTTATTGTACCTGCCACCAATCATAGGGGGATCAATCAGCACCACTTCATCACCAATTTTGTACATTTTTACAGGTCCTTTGTCCAAAAAGATAAATTGCTAGGGTATATATACATGCAGCTTCATTGCTGAGAACATCATAGGGGGCGCATAACAGCGGATGTTCCTGTTACTGTCTGAGACTTCAGAGGAAACAGAATACTAAGAAAGACTACTCTCTCACGCCTAGCACTGAGCTAATAAGACGTATGGGGGTAGGGGGGCAATTACGTCCAGCTTTCTTAGAGGAAGATACTACTCATACCACTCAATACGAACAGTAGCTACACAAGTAGAAGAATTACCTACCCTTGTTATGTAGTTCTTCGCACTGAGTTCAGTATCAAAGATATCCCCTCCACAGCGATGAGATATCCCCCCTGTCTTCCACAGATTAATCCACCCTTCCCGCTTCACCTTAGGCTTACGAATCTGAGAGAGAAGACGGGTAATGAATACACCCCCCGCATTCTGTAGGACATGGTATGAACGGTCATGAGGATTAACGCCCACATATTCAGCCTTAGCCCACTTATCCACAGTACGCATGGCTAAATCTGGCATGGCGTACTCCACAACATCCCCATTCTTAAATTCACACATTACCATCCCCCAATATTAGGTATTCCCTCAATTCTTCCAATCCCTGATTCCTTCGCCCAATACTTCCATATCTCTTGTGCATCTAGCATAGGAAACCAGAACAATACGGCAGGCATAAGCAAGCGAGCAACATCACTTCTAACTTGCCACGTCATGACATCGAATGATGATAGCATTGTCGGTTCCCTCCAATGCGTTGTCGCATTAGGTAATCAGGTTGCGATAGTCCCAGAGATTGCTGGGTCTCACAGCTATTCCCCTCTCATAATCCACAGCATGAAGGAATGTAGCTTTCTTTAGACGACGCAAAGCACGAAGAAAGGTACCCTTACTGGCATACCTTTGTTCATACCTACAGCCATCTTCGTATTCAAAGACGGCAGCAATTGTCATATCAATCCATAAAAATAATGAAAATTTGTAAAGATTGCCAAGAATTAAAACCTCTCTCTGAATACACTAAAGAGAGTAATAATCCTGACGGCTTAGTTAGGTATTGCACGCCATGTAGAAAACTGCGCCGTAAGGCATCCTACAGTAAGCATAGGGACAGTCATTTACAAAGAACTAAGAAATGGCGTAAAGAAAACCAAGATCATCTGTTAGCTTATTACAAGGTGTATAGAGAAGCTAACAAGCCACGCAGAGCAGCGCAGCAGAACAAACGAAGGCTCATCCAAGACCGTGCCACCGTGCGAGACGATGATAGTATTCTCTTAGCTTATGCCGCTTGTGACCTATTGAACCAGGTTACAGGAGAGTGGCACGAAGTAGACCACATCGTTCCCTTAATCAATGAGAAAGTATGTGGTCTTCATGTCGGAATAAATCTTCAAATCCTCACAAAAGAAGAGAACAGAAAGAAAGGGAATAAGTTTATTCCTTGACCATCTCTTCCATCACAGCCAGCAGAGATGCTGCGTCAAATCCACCTTCAAAGAATGCCTTTAGGATGTCGGCTTGAGGAATACCTTGTTCTTCTGCCTTCTTGATTGCATTCTTTGCGAACACGGTGATCTTACTCAAATCCAAAGGTTTAGCTTCGATTTGTACGTTTCGGTCCGCCCACGTCCAGATGTTGAAATGCGGATCTTCCAGAGCGAGCAAGGCCTTCGACTTGATGTCCTCGTACTTCTTCTTGTTCTTCTTGCCAAACGAAACTTCTTCATCGTCCCAGTTGAAGCCACTGAACTCCTTATAAAACAGGATAGCAACCTTGCGATTGACAGGCGTCAACACAGCAATCAGCTTATTGATTACACCGCTATCCTGAGTGACGTGAACTGCGTTCAGGACATCGCGGGACATGTCACGCAGCAAATCCTTCGTGATCTTCTCTGCCTTTTGCAGAGCCTTGAGATTCTTCTCGAAACCTGCAGCAAAAGCTTCCATCGAAAATTGAGGGACGTTGATTTGTTCCATTTGTAGCTCCAATAAAAAGAAATGTAATGGTGCGAGTAAAGGGAGTCGAACCCTTACACCCATAGGCGAGAGATTTTAAGTCTCTTGCGTCTACCAATTCCGCCATACTCGCATTAGTGACAACATGTCACACTCAAGGGCACTATTGCTAATGCCCTTTGATGTTAAGTGTTAGCCGGAAAACTTCTCGTATCCCTCGTTCTGCAATTGCTTGAACGTACGGAATGAGAGACGTGCATTCCAACCTGTATGAAACTTCTTGTTGATGTTGTCCTTAACAGCGAAACCTGCCTTGATGAATGCGTCAGTCATAGCGTTATACATAACAATCCCCTTTAAACTTGATTACAGGCCCATAGAGCCATTTAAATGAATAGGGTGTAGCAACCCTAGCTTGAACAAAACAAATCGATTGTAGGGTCTTTAATTCCTACAGCTAGCGGCACGCACAGATAGCCGCATTGAAGACAGAAACCCTCTTACTGCACGAGACCGGTACTTGATGCACCATTCGGCGAGCATGATAGTATTTCCCAGGTGATGGTTACAACACTTCAACCACGTGGCTCCAGCCTGGAAACTCCATGTCCAGGGCAACAGCGTATGAATCCGCAGTTAGCAGGCTATGGAAATGACGCGCTGCCTCCCTCGTCTGCACTGTCTCTTGATCGGCGTAGATCGACAGGTAGCCGGCTGGCACGTCACCTACCTTGCACTTGATTACGTATGTGTTAGGCATGATGCCCTCCTACTTTTGGTTGACTTGCTACGCCTGAGAGACTGGCCTACTATCTGGACATGGCGCCTTGCCATGCCAACAGAGAGCTATGATGAATAAAGCACCCAACAAGATTGTTACTATCGACACCCTCGCACATGTCCTTCAACAGAACGGGGTTGAACTCTATCGTTCACGCTCAGGCTATCCCCTCTCACAAGCTCAACGTAACTTGGAGGGGCGTTCACATTACGTGGAGGATAAGACAATCAAGGCTTTTCACAGCAAAATCATTTCCACGTCTGTCCTAGACAGTGGTCTTATCTTTGGCCTCGTTGAATCCATTCCTGCCGGATTCCCTGAGCAAGAGGCCGGCAGGGTGTTTCGTCCTGTCTTCTTTGATGTATTCGGCAATGAGCTATACAAGCCTGACATTGAGAACAGCTTCAAAACTAGCAAGCAGGCGCAAGCTAGCTTTTGGGCGCAGGCAGAACAGATAGACGCCATTAAGGCTACGCTAGACGGTGCTGAGCAAAAGCGGAATCTCATCAAGAAAGACCTTGACGATTATGATGCGATGCTTAAAGACTTGGGCCGTTAGCCTTGCGCTAGGCCACCTGTCTGTGACGATGATAGCATTAGTCTGCTATATCTTTCGGCACATCATCTAATACACACAATCAAGGGCGCTAACCAGCGCCCTTTGTTCTATGTATTAACGGAACATGAGGGTTACAGCTTGTTCTGCTGTGTAGCCCCTACGCTTGAGATACAGTGCAGTCATACGTACACCACACATACGCACCATACGCTTAACTTTAGTTTCTCTCATATCTCACTCCCACTTACATGCAGCAAAGAATTCATCCTTGCTGTAATTGAATGATGCACGAGTAGCTTGCGGAATAACGTCATACCACAAGTTATCCATTGCATGAATAACTGCACCTCGTGCATGGTAACGAGCCTTGTTGTCAGTACCGGACATACGCGGATCAGCCTCTTCACGCTTCAATCCCGCAACGATGGCAGAACCAATCGCAATTGCATCTTTCTTGGTGATCATCACACACCTCCTTGTTAACGATACACTACAGGACACACTGTCACTATGTCCCATGCTATACCGTTTCCCTCGTTACTGGCAACATGTTTGTTTGTTCAAGGTTCTATTGGTCTATCTTGTGCAGCGTAGAGCCGTGGTCTACGCGAGGGAGATAAACCTAGTGGGCCTGAACATACGCAGACATTGCCGCATACAAACGAGGATAGGTGTAGCTTTCGAATTGTTAAAGAAGGGTGGACGATGCTGTAATTAGAGCCACATGCAAGGCATGATAGTATTTCTACTTGCGCAGAAACACATAGCTTTCTGTACACCATTGACAGTACATGTAGTGTTCTATCCGATTGCTCAGGCTTATTAGGCGATTGCTTAGGGATAGAACATTCTCCTTCACACTCTGTCTTCACGCGTCCAGGAGGCAAGTATCTTCCCTACCTTTGCACCACGGCCCCGGTATGGATTCTCTTACACGACACTGGCTGCGCTAGTTTCAGGCTAGCTCAGGCATGTACACATTCTACTGTGTACTCACATCATCACATTGTTAAAGGGCGAACGCTACCTAGCCATGCTTTGCATGTCCTTTCGCTTACTGCTAGTTAGTGCTTCAGTTTGTTCGGCCCACCCAAGCTATTAACCCGGTGATCTGCCTTCTCCGTCGCGGCTGTATGCTGGCGTTACTTAGATCCAGCTTTACCCTTACTAGGGAGTTACCTTTACATGCACTAACTACTACTGCATGAACCGCACTATCTCATACTTCTTGCTACTTGTCAACGCTGTCTAGTGCTTCCGGCCTAGGCCTTATGTACTAGCTAACACCTACTACACCTAGCATTTAACGTCTGCTTTGACTCTCAGGTGTTTCGTATGCTGCGTTGGTATGAACTATGAACTATCAACTCATACTTGTCAACCTGTTTCGTTACAACCTTGAAACATACTTGCTGACAACGGGATGAATCATATCTGTAACAGTAACGAGATGTCAATAGGTGAACCGCTAGCACTGCATATTGTATCAACCTCGTAACATACCAGGGTAAACGATAATAGACACAGCATGTCCAAAAATGGTAATTGCGCGCGTATATACATAGTAGGGTGCACCATGCGTAGCATTAGGCCGAAGGCGTTCTTTTATAGGGGCGCAGAATGCGCCTAAGCCCTTGATTTATAAGGGATTGTGGGCAATTACCAGGCTACGTCATGCTATGAAATAGGGATACGGAGCACATTTAGCCCACACCTCACAATAGAGACTAATCCCTATTGACAAACAGAATTGTGCCTGGTAAGGCACGTACTAGGGGTCGATTTTACATAATGTACATTATGCGAAGCATGTGTGATGCTTGGGAGGGGGTACAAGGGGGACACACCTAGTGCTTCTAGGTGCATTGAACCTCACAAATTTCTCACAGAAATTCTGACAATTAAGGCCAGGAGAATATCTCTGCAGAATATTTTCATGTAAAGGCCGAAGGCGTCTAAGGAGTAATACATAAGAGCAGCCTTAGCTGCCTTATGACGCTACGCATTCGTTCTTCGAACGTATGTGGCCATTAACGAAGGAACTAGACTGATTCCTTGCGGAACAGTCTTTAGTCCCAAAAGCAAGAAAAGGAACAAATGTCTAAGATTGAGCTAAATACCTCAATTGCTGATTATGGTTTCTCTCAGATTAATAATAACTTTCAATTAATTGAGGATGAACTTAATCAGAAGGTACTCTATCGGGATAACCCCGTAGGGGAACCTAATGCTCTAGATAATGATCTAGATGCTAATGGTAAGAATGTATTCGGTGTTAATGACTTACATGTCGATAATGAAATCTTCCTTAATGGGAATACAATCCAGGAAGCTATTGATCTGGCTGCTGGTGGGCTTGTAGCTGATGCTACAGCTGCTGCTGCTGATTCAGAGGCTTCTGCCATTCTATCGCAAGCCAGTGCTACTTCTAGTGCGGCTAGTGCTTCAGCTAGTGCGGCTTCATTCGATTCATTCGATGATCGGTATCTTGGGGCTAAGGCTTCTCCGCCTACAGTGGATAATGATGGTAATCCTCTTCTCATCGGAGCATTGTACTGGGATACCACTCTATCGCCAGGAGGTACATTCCCTGCTGATTCAATTACGGTAACTCCCGTAGGTAACATCGGCTCTACAACAGTACAGGCTGCTCTTCAAGAGCTAGACACTGAGAAGGCTAAGCTTAATGGGGATGCTGCTGTTGCTTTTTCCTCGTCAGCATTTACTGGCCCTCTTACGGGTAATGTTACTGGAGCTACGACAGGGGCGCACAACGGTACAGTGGGCGCGACAACACCCAACACTGTAGCCGCCACTACGATTACAGCCACAGGTACAATCACTCCTTCGCAAACAGCAGGTATTGTTGGGACAACAACTAATAACAATGCTAATGCAGGCAGTGTAGGTGAATTCATTACTAATACTACTACTGGCACTTCTATTTCTAATCTTGTCGCTGCTAATGCTACAAGTGTCTCCTTGACTCCAGGAGATTGGGATATTGAAGGTACTGTTAACTACTCGCTAGGTGCTGGCGCTACTTGTACTTTCTATACAGCATCGGTCGGACTTACTTCTGCAACATTAGTAGGTCTTGGTGGTTCTAATATGGTAACAGGCGTATCGTGGAATAATGGATTAGGATCTATTACTCTTGCTAGTCCTACGGTACGAGTTAGCATCACAAGTACCTCTACGGTTTACTGCGTTGCTGATGCAGCATTTACAGGCGGCACCTGTACTGTTAATGGATCTATTCGTGCTCGTCGCGTTCGTTAAATAAAGGAATAATAATAATATGTCTAATGGCGCAATGCGAGCTTGGGACGGTACAGCATGGCAGACACTTCCTGCTGCTGCCCCTAATCCAGGATCTATCGCTCAAGCAATTAATGTTAACTTCGCTCCTGCAGGTACTATTAGTTCGTCTAATGTACAGGCTGCTGTTGAGGAAGTGGCTACTGACTATATCGCTGCTGACGGCGTAGTAACTGCAGCCTATCAAGCTGCTGATGCTCTTCGTCCTACTTCTACTACACTCGCTACTTCAGGTGGTGCTAACCTAATCGGCTTTACTGTTCCTAGCGGTACAGCTACTACAGTACAGACACAGCTTCGCCGATATGTCGATGTGAAGCAATACGGTGCTGTAGGAGATGGTACTACTAATGATGCTCCTGCTATCCAAGCGGCTTTCAATGCGCTGGATAACAATACGATTGCAGAAGTGTATTTCCCTCCTGGTACATATCGTCTTTCTAGTGCAATCACTATTGGCAGCAAGCGAGTTCATATTCGTGGAGCAGGTCAAGGGCTTACAATCCTAAAGGGTGAAGTAGTATCTGGTGCGCTTGTCTATATCGCTCAGGATAGCTACCTTCATTACACTACGATTGAGGATATGACACTAACCACTAATCAGGTGAATAGTGTTACAGGTATCCATGTGGAATTCTCTGTATCCGATGCTACAAACAATCGTACTACCGATCGTCTTATTCTTCGTAACCTCCAGTTGATCCCGTCTAATTTCAATGTTACCGGATGGTATCGTGGCATTGAGTTGGTTAACTGCCATGCCGCTACCTTAGAGAATATTAACATTATGGGTACAGGATACGCCTCTGGTATGGAGTCTGGCGTATTTCTGGCTAATTACTCTACAGGTGCCCCTACTGACTTCGTACTCCATAATGTCAAGGTATACTATGGGATTACTGGTTTCAAGGGTATTGGCCACATCGAGGGTGTTAATATCAGTCAGTGCTTTGCTATTGCTGTTCAGGTAGGTTATGACTTCCGTCTGGATGCTAATTATCCTTGGTTCAGTTTAACACATAGCCATGCCAATGTTACTTCGCAAGGTGTTCACCTAGAGAACTTCTCTCAGTCGTTTATTGACCACAACCTGATTTATATCGTAAACCAGGGCGCTGGCAGTACACCAGTAGGTATTTCTATTAAGGGCTCTAATGACTGTATCATTGATTGCAATAATGTTGTCAACCCTATCGCAGTTGGCGGTACTACAGTGGTGGGCTATTACGTTGAGAACTGCGTTAGTACTAAACTTGCGAATAACAAGGTAGCAGGATTTAACGTAGGTTACTGGCTGGCTGGTACTACTGACTTCACTCGTACATTCGATAACGAGGCAGGTAGCGGATATCCAGGGAATACTCCTTATAATATGGCTGCTTCTGGTGGCTCCAACGTAGTGAGAAACACACCATGAAGCAAGTAGTCGAACAAGTCACTGAATATATTACTAGTCCACAAGCGGGAGTGACCTTAGGGGCTGCTCCTGGTGGGCTGGTCTTCTTAGGTGTTCCTCTCCCTGAATGGCTTACCCTCTTCTCTCTCGTCTATGTAATCTTCCTTCTCGCACATGGCGTATGGAAGTGGCTAAAGGAAATTAAGAATGGCAAAGATCAGTCTGAGTAATGTATTAACACTGCTCGGTATTAATAGCAACTTCCAGAAGCTTGAAGACGAGCTAAACCAGAAGGTGTTGTATCGAGATAATCCAGATGGTGAGCCGAATACGATGGAGGTGCCCATTGATCTGAATGGGAATAGCCTCCTGAATGCTGATGCTGTTCATGCTGATTCTCTTATTCTAGATGGTGTAGATGTAGAGCAGATATTCAATAATGCTGTGTCATCTGCAAGTGCTTCTGCAGCCTCTGCCGCTTCTAGCGCATCTAGTGCCGCTTCTAGTGCAGCCTCTGCTGCTAACGCTGCTGCTTATGAGCTGGCAACATGGGCTTACAGCCAAACATTCCAATTAGTGAGTGCAACGAGAGATTCTAATGGCGCAATCACTACTGCAATAATTAAATGGCCTGATGGCAAGAATGGAGTATTTACTACTGATGTGGCTAGTACATCCTTTCCAGGAGCTATCGACGCATGGCACGCCTCTTATTTAGGCACGCCTTCTAAAACAATTACACAGCCTGCTGTGACGCGCGACTCCAACGGCGCTGTCACCGTGCAGCCGGCTATTACTATTTCGTGAGGTGATTTATGGGTATTCTTGATATTCCCGGCGTAGCCACCGTTCGCACTCAAAATGGCGCGGCCTCCGGATTGAGGCTTGGAAATGCCGTGCTCCCGGCCCGACCGAAAGGCACCGCAAAGAATACGCTGGTGATCCTTGGCGACTCGATCACGCGGCAATATGCCAACGCGTCCTCGACGCCCAACGTCTATTCGTCAGCCGGGTCGTTTGTGGCGTGGATGAACGCCTTCTTGAAGCGGCGTTTTCATGTCGTGAATAATGCCGGGGTATCGGGCGATACCACGGCGCAGATGTTGGCTCGCATTCAGACTGACGTGCTGGCATATAGTCCGGACTATTGCACGCTATTCGGCGGCGTGAATGACATTGTTTCATCTGTCCCGTATGCAACAACCATTGCCAACTTAACGACGATTATTTCTACGCTTCTCGGCGCCGGCATTCGACCCATTCTGTTCACGATTCCGCCGAACAGCGGCACGGTCGGGACAGGCGGAACGCTTACACGCGTCGCGCTGGAAAAGATCAACGAATTTATCCGCCAGCAAGAGAAAACGAATGCGCCGGTTTATGTGGTTGATTGGGCGGGCGCAGCGACAAATTCGGACGGCACTTCCATTGCAGGAGGCACGATTGATAACGTTCACCCCGGCCCCTTGCTGGGGTTGAATTGTGGATGGGTCGCCAAAGACAGGCTGGACGGATTTATCCCGAAAATCGTGGAGTCCCGCACGAATCAGCAAGGCACCAATCTTGTCAGTAACGGCAGGTTGATGGGAAACAATGCTTCCGGGGCGAATGGATTCGGGGTCGGTACCGGCGTGACTGGCAATGGCCCTAACGGCTGGTTTGCCGCACGGACTGGCAGCGCCTTGGTTGCTGCACTCAGTAAAGTTGCATCGCTGGACTACCGGCAGGACACGCGGTGGCAGGTCAATATCACAACAGGCGGCGCCGACAACGACAGAATCCAGTTGAGTTATACGGTGAATTTCCGGTTGGCTGTGCCGTCTGCGGCTGTTCTGGATACCACCCGCTTTTATGTCCCGCAGACGGGGGCGCATTATCGCGCGATTCCGGGCGGCACTGGTCAGCTTGCCTCGAATGCAGACCCGACAACGTGGCTGACTGATATCGGAGTCACGTTCCCGAATGGCACGGCGACGTTGCAATGCTGCGAACCGATTGTCCCCGGCGACATCATGCAAATGTTCGCGGACTGCAATGTCTCGGCGCTGACTGCTGGCGCCTTTGTCCCGCGCCTTAACGCCAATTTCAAGAACACTGCCGGCACTTCGCAGTTGATTCTGATTTCTGCGCAGGACGAAGGCGGAACGTTCCCCGGTTCGTGGCCGTATCCGTCGAATTTCATTCTCGAAACGCCGCCTGTCGCTTTGCCTGCTGGTTTTGACCTGGCGAACACGACAAGTAGTGCTGGGCCATCCCTCGTCGTTACTTTGGAAGCGTACACAAAAGCCGGTACGAATTGCACGTTCTCGTGGGCTGATGTGTATTGCGGAAAGGTCGTTTAACCACAACCACGGCCCGCCCTGAGCGGAGTAAATAAAAATATGAATCAAGCTAATAAATGGCTTATCGGCACTGTAAGCGCAGCCCTGGTATCTGGGGCTGCCTTATTGGAAGGATATAGCCCTAAAGTATATAGAGATGTAGGAGGAGTGGCCACATATTGCTATGGTGAGACAGAGAATGTACTTCTTGGAAAAACATATTCTAAACAGGAATGTCAAGCTCTCTTAAAGACTCGCCTAGCCGAATATGGAGCAGGTGTCCTCAAATGTACGAGTGTCCCATTAACACAAAACCAATACGATGCTTTTACTCTGTTTACTTATAATGTTGGCGTTTCTGGTTTCTGTAACTCTAGAGCTAATAAACTCCTAAGCGAAAGAAAATATGAAGCAGCTTGCACTGCCCTAGCATTCGGACCTAAAGGTGAGCCTGTATGGAGCTTTGCTGGTGGTAAGTTTGTACAAGGATTACAGAACAGACGTGTCTACGAGATGAAATTATGCCTTGGCAACAAATACTCAAATACGCCTTCCTAACCGCTTTTGTCTTCGGTCTATGGTATTGGCACCATGATGATAAAACAAAGGCGCTAGAGGCTCTTAAAATGGAAATGAAGGCTAGTGCTGAAGCTCAGATGAGAGCCAAAGAGCAAATCCTCACATATGAAGCCTTTAAGCTAGGACAAGAGAAAGATGAAAAGATTAACACTATTAACCGTAAGCTTGCTGATACTCTCAGGTTGCTGTCTCAAAGGCCAAGTCGTCCCAGCAATCCCCCAGCTACCCCCAATAGAGAAGCCTGCACAGGTGCCCAGCTTTACAGAGAGGATGGGGAATTTCTTGCAAGGGAAGCTGCCAGAGCAGACGAAGTAGTAGCTGAAAGGGATTATTACTATGAACGATATGAAAACGCTAGAAGAACTCTTGCCTCCGAAAAGCAAGATGAAGGACGACCAGGGGAGGCCATTCACACAGAGCCTATTCCTTGAAGTAGCTTACTCGGATACCGCAGTTTATACGCTTAAGGAAGAGGATTATGAATACGAAGGACGATATCTACCATCTCTCAAACGATTATACCTACTCATCGCAGACCCCACTGAATACGAATTTGCCACAACCTGTCTTCTGGGATGGAAACACTGGCTCCGTATCTGTGACAACAAACAATTACGGAAGCATGTTGATGAATGGAGATTCGAGCTGGAATATAAACTCCGTAGTCAAGGTGTACGCTCTGCCATTAGTCAAGCCTCAGGAGGCAGCTTCCAAGCAGCTAAATGGCTAGCAGATAGGGGCTGGGAGGCACGAGGAGCAGGTAGACCCTCCAAGGAAGAGAAGGAGCGTAGGATGGCTCAGGATGAGCGTATTGCTGAAGATTACCAGGCAGATATTGTGAGGTTGTTTAAATAATGGAACAGTGGCTAGCAGACGCCTTAAAGAAGATTGACAAGATGCCTGAGCAGGTTAAGCAGATTCGAGAGACTGCTAAGGAAGATTTATTCTTCTTCGCCCAGCTAGTCAATCCAGGCTATATGTATGGAGACATCCATAGAGATTGTTTCAAATGGATGCAGGAATACACCTTATTCGGTCAAGGTAAGGTAGGCATTACCAACAAGCTTATTATGCTCCCACGAGCCCATTTAAAGAGCCATATGGTGGCTACATGGGCGGCATGGATTGTTACTCGTCACCCTGAAGTTACTATTCTCTACATCTCTGCTACGGCAGACCTTGCAGAGACACAATTAGGGGCGATTAAGAATATCTTCGAGAGCAGCGTCTTCACTCGTTACTTCCCGGAATACATTAATCCGCAAGAAGGTAAACGAGAGAAGTGGACGAATACACGTATTAGTATTGACCATCCTAAGAGGCGTCAGGAGGGCATCAGAGATGCGACAATTTCTACAGCAGGTCTTACTACCAACACTACTGGCTGGCACGCAGACATTCTCATTCCTGATGACTTGGTTGTGCCAGAGAATGCTTATACTGAGGACGGACGTGAGTCTGTGGCTAAGAAGGCTTCTCAGTTTACCTCTATTCTTAATGCTGGTGGTTTTACTCTTGCTTGTGGCACTCGTTATCACCCTGCTGATATTTATGCGACTTGGAAAACTCAAGAGTACGACCTTTACAACTCGGAAGGGGAAGTAACAGATAGGGCGATGGTGTGGGAGATTAAGGAGCACACCGTAGAAACTGATGGCTCTTTCCTGTGGCCCAAGGTAATGCGCCCTGTCGATATGAAGTTCTTTGGTTTTGATGCTCAAGTGCTCTCTAAGATTAGGGCACAGTATGTAGATAAGGTTCAGTTCTTCGCACAGTACTACAACGATCCAAACGACTCAGGATCAAATAGAATTAATGCAGATAGGTTCCAGTACTATGACAAGAAGTTTTTGCGTCAGGAGGGCGGATACTGGCATTACAAGGGAAAGAAACTTAATGTCTATGCTGCAATTGACTTCGCCTTCTCTCTACGTAAGAAAGCTGACTTCACAGCTATCGTAGTAATTGGCATTGATCCTGATGGCTTCATCTACATTCTAGATATTGATCGCTTCAAGGGTGAACGTATTGGAGACTACTTTGCAGCCCTTAAGAGGCTTCATTCTCGTTGGGAGTTCAAGAAGCTAAGGGCTGAGGTTACAGTGGCTCAGGCAGTGATTGTACGCGATCTAAAGGACACTATGCGTAGTGAAGGTATGTCTTTATCTATTGATGAGTATCGTCCTCTCAAGTACGAAGGTAATAAGGAAGAACGTATTGCTGCGGCCTTAGAGCACAGATATGAGAACCAATCTATCTGGCACTTCAAGGGCGGCTATACAGATGTTCTGGAAGAAGAGCTTATCCAGGCTCGCCCAGCACATGACGATATTAAGGATGCCTTAGCTAATGCTGTAGCAATTGCAGTGAAGCCTAAGAGCAATAGTAGAGACTTCGGTAAAGCTACGAATGTATTGCAGTTCCACGGAAAATTCGGGGGCGTAGCCTTCCGTTAAATATTAAGGATAACTATGGCCCGCAAGCCTTTAGAACTATGTCAGAAGTATGGCCAGGACCCTATGGCCAAATATATTGCACAAGAGTGGTTTCGACTGAACTCTGAACGACAGCCTAAACGAGATCAATGGCGTGAGCTGAGAGACTATGTATTCGCTACAGACACTACTACTACAACTAACCGTACTCTTCCATGGAAAAACTCGACGACGCTCCCGAAGCTATGCCAGATTAGAGACAACCTTCATTCCAATTATATCAGTGCTCTGTTCCCTAATGATGAATGGTTGAAGTGGGAGGGGTATAGCAAGAACGATGCTGTCAAGCAGAAGGTTACAGCCATCGAAGCTTACATGGGTAATAAGTGCCGGGAGAGCGGATTCCGTACTGAGATGTCTCAGCTTCTGTATGACTATATCGACTTCGGTAATGCCTTTGCTACAGTAGACTTTGAGGCTTCCTATCGGGACGATCAATATGGAAAGAAAACTCCCATCTATATTGGCCCTAGGGTTCGCAGAATCAGCCCGTATGACATCGTTTTCAACCCGACAGCCCAGAGCTTCCAGGACACATATAAAATCATCCGTAGCCTCCGTAATATCGGTGAGCTGTATATGATGGCAGAGGATGAACCTGATAATGCTTGGCTGAAGAAAGCCCTGCTCAATCGGGATAAGATGGTTGCTCATATGAACGCATATGGCATTGAGGAGATGGATAAGCAACAAGGCTACCAGATGGATGGCTTTGGTAACTACTCTCAATACCTGCAAAGCAACTATGTAGAGTTTCTAGAGTTCTATGGGGACATTCACGATAGCGAAACCAACAAGGTCTATCGTGGTGTACGAGTAACCGTTGTTGACAGAATGTGGGTGATTCACAATGAACCAGTTCCTTCTTGGCTTGGTGGGCCTCCTATTTACCATGTGGGTTGGCGCAAGCGCCCTGATAATCTGTGGGCGATGGGTCCTCTTGATAACCTCGTGGGTATGCAGTATCGCATCGACCACTTGGAGAATCTTAAGGCTGACGCAATGGACCTTGCAGTCCTACCGCCATTGGTTATCGCAGGTGAAGTAGAAGCCTTTGAATGGGCACCTGGTGCAGAGATTCACATTGATGAGAATGGTAGTGTCACAGAGCTTGGTAGGAATGCTCAATGGGTGATTCAGGCAGATAATGCTATTGATCGCTTAGAGATGCGTATGGAACAGTATGCTGGTGCTCCTCGTGAAGCTATGGGTATTCGTACTCCTGGTGAGAAGACTGCCTTTGAAGTGCAGCAGCTTGATAATGCTGCTGGTCGTATCTTCCAAGAGAAAATCACTACCTTTGAGATTGAGCTTCTGGAAAAGCTTCTTAACGCTATGTTAGAGACATCTAGACGCAATCTTGACCAGAACGATGTGGTACGAGTGATGGATGATGATCTAGGCGTACAGCAGTTCCTAGACATTACTAAGGACGATATCACAGCCTCCGGCATTCTCCGTCCTATTGGTGCTCGTCACTTCGCTGCTCAAGCGCAGCTAATGCAGAACCTTAACCAGGTGTACGCAGGAGCGATTGGTCAACTGATTATGCCTCATACGAGTACAAAGTCTCTAGCAGCCCTCGTAGAGGACGTACTAGGTCTTAATCGTTGGGACTTGTATAAGCCTAACGTTGCTATCTTTGAGCAACAGGAAACCTCCCGTCTTGCGAATCAAGCGCAAGAGGATTTGTCTGTTGAGCAAGGAGTTGCAATGGATGGCGCAGCCCAAGGGGTTACGCAATGAAGACAAGCATTACAGCAGGATTGACGAAGGAAAAGGAAGCCGAAGTAAAGGCTTCTTTCCTCTCTTCGTTAGCGTTCCGAGAACGATTAGAAGAAGTGTTACGCAAAAAGATAGATTCAAATAACAAAAGCACTCGTTCAAAGGATGCCTACGGCATTGCTAATTGGGCGTATCTTCAGGCCGACGCAGTAGGTTACGAGCGTGCGCTCGAAGAAATCTGCGCTCTACTGAAATAAATTTTCAATTTAGTGTCCAAAAAAGTCCGTTTGGAGGGTACTTACTCAAGTGAGTGAGACGTAGCGTAAGCGTAGTCGAGTGAGCGAGTGAGTGTAAGCGAGCGAGTGAGTTAGCCGTAGGCGTGCTCCTTGAGAATATACATAAGGGTAATTCCGTCTCAACAAAAGAACATAGCTAGATTAGCTCAGCAGATAGAGCAACACACTTGTAATGTGAAGGTCGTAGGTTTGATTCCTACATCTAGCACCAATACTATCATAAAGGAAACTACATGTCTGACCAGACAATGTTTAGTAATCAAACGAATACTCCTGCGACCCAGGACAACAATGTAGCTACAGCAGCTACGAGTGTTCAGAACAATAATCCTTATGCAGACCTGCTTGGGACTATTCGTAATGAGCAAGGTGTTCCTAAATACAATAGCGTAGAGGAAGCACTTAAGGGTGCAGCTAATGCGCAAACATTCATTCAACAGCTTTTGCAAGAGAAGCGTGATCTGGAATCCCAGGTACAAGCTAAACAAACTGACGCTAATAAGCAAGCTGAACTTGAACGTACTGTACAGGAACTACTCAACAAGGTGAATGACTCTTCCAACCAGAAGGCGTCTGTAGCCCCAGAGGATATTGCTGAATTAGTTAATCGTACTTTGACTCAGCGCGATACAGAAAAGTCTGCCAAAGAGAACCAAGCTGCTGTTGTAGCTACTGCCACTAAGGCATTCGGTACTCAAGAAGAAGCAGGCAAGAAATTTATTCAAGCAGCGCAAGAGGCTGGTCTTTCGGTTCAAGAACTGGAAGCTCTGGCAGCTAGGAGTCCCAAGGCGGTTCTCAAAATGATGGGTGTCAATGAGCAGCCTATTAATAAACAGGGCACAACTGCTCCAATGTCAACCCACGTTAATACAGCAGGTTTCTCCCCTGCTCAGGATAGTTTTGTGAAACGTAATGACGTAAGTGTTAGTGTAGGCGCCTCTTCTTCCGAATTGAATGAAGAGCGTATTCGTTCCAATCGTATGGTGGAAGAACTGCATACACAAGGCATGAGCGTTTATGACCTCACCGATCCTAAAGTTTATAAGAAATATTTTGGTCATTAAATAAGGAAATAACACATGTCTCAGAATCGTGCTAATAGCACAGCTTTTATTGAAGCTGAACAGTACTCTGCGTTCATTCTGCGTAACCTGCATGACGGTATGCTTCCGGGTGTTATGTATCGTAACGTGTCTGACTTCGGTTCGGGTACTACGCTGCATATCAAGACGGTTGGTACAGTTACCATTCAGGATGGCGCTGAAGACGTAGCATTTGATTACACTCCGATTGAATCGGGTGAAGTGACTCTTACCATTACCGATTACATTGGTGATGCCTGGTATGTCACAGATGAACTGCGTGAAGATGGTGCTCAGGTTGAAGCCCTGATGTCGGCTCGTAGCTCGGAATCGACCCGTGCCATTCAAGAAACGTTTGAAACTCGTTTCCTGCGTAAGGCTAATACCTCGCAGACTAATGCTGCTGCCAATACGATTAACGGCTTTGCCCATCGTATCGCTTCGGCTGAAACGAATGGTGTCTTTGCTCTGTCGCATCTGATTAAGATGAAGCTGGCATTCGACAAGGCTAACGTGCCTGCTGCTGGTCGTGTCTTTATCGCTGATCCGGTTGTGGCTGCTACTCTGGACGGTCTGGTTACTATTAACCGTGACGTTACTCCGTTTGGTGCCCGTATCCTGGAAAATGGTTTTGATCGCGAACACTCGTTCCTGATGAACCTGTATGGCTGGAACATCATCACTTCGAATCGTCTGGATAAGGGTTCGTTTGGTGACGGCACTACTACCATCACTAATGGTGTTGCTAACGTCTTCATGAGCCTGTCGGACGATAACACTAAGCCTATTATGGGTGCATGGCGTCGTATGCCCAAGGTGGAAGGTGAGCGTAATAAGGATCTGCGTCGTGACGAATTCGTTACTAGCTGCCGTTGGGGCCTTGGCACTCAGCGCGTTGATACGCTGGGTATCCTGATTACTGACGCTACTAACATCGCCTAATAAGGAATAGAATATGTCGTATGAAAATTCTTCGGGCCGTAACGTTTTTACGCAATACGGTTCCCGTAATACAGGTGTGAGCATTGGTACTGACCATACATATGGTGCAGAACATGAACTCACCATTGAAGTTACTGCACAAGAGCTGGTTGCTAACGGTGCTGGTTATCTTCCTCCGTTTGTTCTGCCGAAGGGTGCTCGCTTTACTCGTGCTACTCTTAGCGTCCATAGCCCGATTACCATCACTGGTACTCTGACTTATGGTGGCACTACTCCCGGTACGAATGGTATCCCGCTCACTGCTGCTAACCTGGCTAACGTGGCTAATACTTCGATTGATCTGTCTGCTTCGCTGGCAGGTACTTGGGCAACTAACGCGGCTGTAGGTACTACTGCTGCCGAGAAGGTTACGTACACTGGCCCCACTACCGTCACTAAGGACGCTGGTAAGGCTACGCTGACTCTCAAGTATATCTACAAGCAACGTACTTGATCCTCTAGGGGCTGTGGGGCCAAAAGCTCTGCAGTCCCTATTTTTATTTGGAGAATCGCTTTGACTATTCAACACCGCTTGATTCCAGAAGCAGAACTCCATGAACCTAAGGGGGTCTCTACAGCCTCTAACCATAAAGTGTACGTTGCTAATGGTTCCGGTAGTGGTACATGGAAACAAGTTGATACAACAGACCTGAAAGGGGCCACAGGAGATGCAGGCTCTACAAATAAATATATGCGCACAGATGGCGCTAATGGCTTAGTGGCTAAGACTGATCATGTTCACGGTAACATGACTATTACTAATAACACTAATAACTTCGCCATGACTGCCGCTGTAGATTCCACATTACTCACCAATACAGATTACGTATTGATTACTGGCACAGGCGCCCCTTGGGCTAGTGAGGTGCTATTTGGTGGTATTACATTCACCACTAATCAGCTTACTGTCCCGGTGACAGGCATTTACCGAATTGATCTGTGGGCTAATATCTCATCGTTCCCATCTAACACAGCTAAGGTTGGTGTTCAATATAGGGTGAATGGTACCACCTTCGGTCCTCGTAAGGTTATTGTGAAGTCTAATAGTGGTGGTGATTACGGTCAACTGAATGGCTTTGGCTTTGCCAACCTCAATGCTGGTGATTACGTTCAGCTATACGCAGCCTCTTCGGTAACTGGTGGTTTGATTATCTCAAATGCCAATAGCATTCTGACATTGCTTAGGGAAACATAATGCCAAAGTTAACACTGTTAGAGATCGTGAAAGATGTACTTAATGACCTGGATAGTGATGATGTCAACAGTGTTGATGACACGATCGAAGCGACCCAGGTAGCTAACATCGTTCGTAGCTGTTTCTACGAGATGATTAGTAATCGTAATTGGCCTCATACACAGAAACTGATTCAGCTAGAGCATTCTGGTAATCTCGCCCTCCCTACTCACTTACAAGTACCTGAGAATCTGAAAGAGCTTACATTCTTCAAGTACGAGAGTCATAAGACAGGAGATGCTAACGAAGTGTTCATGCAGGAAGTGAAATATAAGTATCCTGACGACTTCCTTCGTTATACCTCTAATCGTACCACTAGTAATCCGAATGTGGAAGTGATTACGGATGTGAGTGGCACTAAGCTGCTTATTCTGAATAACTCTGCTCCTATGTTCTGGACATCGTTTGATGATCGTTACATTGTCTGCGACAGCTATGACAAGACACTGGACAGTACGCTTAAGAAGAGCAAGACACAGGCCCTAGCCTATCTTGATCCTGAGTTCTTCCTGGTAGATGACTTTGTTCCTGATTTGCCTACAGACGCTTTTGCAGCCCTTGTAGAGGAAGCTAAGAGCACTGCCTCATTCAAGCTGAAACAGATGGCAGACCAGAAGAGTGAACAGAAAGCCAATAGGCAACAGCGATGGCTAGCCCGTAAGGCTTGGAGAACCCACGGTGGTGTTCGTTACCATAGCTACGGAAGAAAGGACAGGAAGTGAGTGATTATCAAGAATCGTATCAAGGCTATTATATTAAGCCGCACAGGGAACACCCTAAGAGCTACGTAATCGTTACGGAAGGTCGGGGAGGTAAAATCCCTGACATCATGACTGGCATGTTTACAGACCGTAAAGTAGCTAAGTCGGTTATTGACTTTTACCTAGCGACTAAGGAAACAAATGCCAAAGCAAAGTCAAAGAGCGGAGATTAACTCCTTCGTAAAAGGATTGATTACCGAGGCAAGTGAATTAAACTTTCCACCTAATGCTTTCGTAGATGTAGAGAACTTCGAGCTTAATCGTAAGGGCACTGTTAATAGGCGTCTAGGATTGGGCTACGAGAAAGATGCTCAGATTCGTAATAGCTTGCTGACAGAGATTAATGTTAATTCGTCTAAGGTGAATACGTTCCGATGGCTCACTGTGGGAGGTGATGTAACAAAAGACTTCCTAGCTATTCAGATGGGTCAGAAGCTGTTCTTCTTCGATCTGAATATTAATCCTCTGTCTGCTGGTTATCAGGGAGAAGTAACGCTCTCCTCGTTCCAAGAGAATACTAGATATTCCTTCGCTTCTTTAGAGGGGCGATTGGTGGTGGTGTCTGGAGCAGATACGGTAGCAGTGGTTACCTATCCAGGTTTTACAGTGGAATACGGGCGACTACTCACTAGAGATGTATGGGGGATACAAGAAACCCTTATCCCTAGCTACGAGACAGACCCATCATTCAGAGGGCCAGATACTAGCGTAGAGCACGCATATAATCTGTATAACCAATCTTGGGGTATCCCTCGTAGAAATGCTGCTGGTGATCTCCATGACATCACTTGGGATTATAGGCAGGAGCTTGGGAAGTATCCTAGTAACTCTGAGCAGGTGTGGCCCGGTTTGCAGTTCCAAGCAGTAACATCAGGGCAGGCTCCGTTTGAACGAGTGTTCTTTAATCTGTATACGGAAGTGCTAGGCGCTACTACCACATCGGCTAAGGGTTATTTCATTATCGATGTGCTTCGTAGAGGCCAGTCTCGTATTGAACAAGCTGCTGCGAATAAGACTAAGTATCCAGAGCTTGTATTTAATATCCCTGATATCCGTCCAGACCTAACTACAGGAGGGGTCACTTGTGTAGCTGATTTCGCTGGGCGAGTATTCTATGCAGGATTTAATGGGGAAGTGGTAGGGGGAGATTCTAGAAGCCCTGAGTATTCTAATTACATCTTCTTCTCTCAGATTGTAAAGAGCAAAGCTGACTTCTATAAGTGCTACCAGGATGGGGACCCTACCGCAAGAGATAAGTCTGATGTCATCGATACAGATGGCGGATTCGTTCGTATCTCAGGCGCTAAGAGTATTATCGCTCTCCGTAACCTAGAGACAAGCTTGATTGTGTTTGCCTCTAACGGTATCTGGTCGGTAACTGGTGGTAATGATTATGGCTTTAGCGCTACCAATTATAAAGCCACTAAGATCAGTTCCTTCGGTGTATTGTCGGAAAGCTCTATCGTAGTGGAAGGCAATAAGGCCTACTACTGGTCGGAAGATGGTATCTATTACATCGGTAGAAATGAACTAGGGGACATGGCAGTTCAGAACATGACCTTGCAAACCATTCAGAAGTTCTACGAGAATATTCCTAATGTCTCGAAGCTGAATGTAATCGGTTCATACGATCTGCTTACCAAGAAAGTGAGATGGATTTATAAGGAAGGAGTGCCATTCACTGACGATTCAATCACTAAGGAATTAGTATTCGATTCTACCCTAAGCGCTTTCAGTGTGAATAGGATTATGAATCTGCCTACATTCGGAGCTGAGGTGTTTAGTCTGTTCCGATCTTCAGCATTCACTGTTAATCCTGATGGTACTGATGTATTCGTACAGAATGACCAGGTACAAGCTAATACAGATGATGTATTGGTTAGTATTGAAGAGATTAGGTCAAGCCTTCAATCTACTAAGTATCTGTTACTGATTAAGAACGGCACCACATTCAATTTCACATTCGGAGAGTTTAATAGCCTTGAATGGAAGGATTGGAAGGATGTAGATGGTGTAGGTATGGATGCTAAGGCTTTCGGCTATACAGGTGTACAGTCAGCAGGAGATAGTGCGATTAAGAAGCAGATTCCTTATCTCGTCTTCCATATGTATCGTACAGAAACAACAACAGATTCGGAAGGTACTCCTCTGCATCAGTCAGGCTGTAGGGTTAGGTATCAATGGAATTTTAGTAATAGTTCGGTATCTAAGAAGTTCTCTACGATGTTCCAAGTGTATCGCTATGTTAAACCGTTCTTCCCTAATGCTGGCGGTGATGCATTCGATAATGGCTTTAGCATTCTCACTACGAAGAATAAAGTGAGAGGTGCTGGTAGAGCATTCCAGATGTATATGGAAACAGAACCTGGTAAGGATTGTCAGATTGTAGGCTGGAGCCTTACGCTTAATGGAAATCAAATAACATGACAACAACAGTACAGCCGTTAGGCATTGAAGATTTAGAATGGTTTGTAGAAGTAGCGGCTGTACGAATGCTGACAGAAGAATTACAAAGACCTGAGCTTGTCAATCTAGACAGGCTCTACCAGCTTGCGGCTCAAGGAGCAAATGCAGGAACTGCATGGGTGGCTAAAGATTTCAATGGGAATGTAGGAGCCCTTGGAGCTATTCTCACCCCCAACCCCTTCAATCCAAACATACAAACTCTGGCAGAGGTGTTCTGGTGGGTTGAGCCTACATTCCGTGAGACACGAGCTGGTTTTCTTCTTCTTAAAGCTTTTGAAAAGAAAGCTAGTGAGGTAGCAGATGAATCTACAATGTCTCTTCTCCCTAGTTCGGCTGTGTCCTTTAGATCGCTAGAGAAGCGTGGACATAAGTTATGTGAAGTAGCATTTACAAAGAGGTATTAATATGGCAATCGCAACAACTACTATTATTGCGGGTATTGCTGCTGCCGCTGCGGTAGCCGGTACTGCTGTGGCCTACCAGGGTCAACAACAAGCACAGGCGGCTGCAGACAGGAACAAAAGGGCACAAGAGGAAGCTCAGAGTGAGCAGAAGGCTGCTCAAGCCCAAGCCGCAGCAGAAGACAGACGTAGACAGGTACGAGAGGAGCGTGTAAGGCGTGCTCGTATTATCCAGTCTAGCGTGAATACAGGTACAGCATACAGTTCTGGTGAGGCAGGGGCACTCGGTTCACTGAGCACTGGCTTGTCCACTGGCTTAGGTGGCAATGTGGGTGGTGAGGCTCGTGCAGGACGTATTGGTGGTTTCCTGCAAGATGCAGCTACAGCTAAGGCGGATATCCAACGAGGCCAGAATCAAGTGGCTTTCGGTAATCAGATTTATGGGATTGGTTCTACAATCTTCCAAGGAGCAGGCGGTTTCAGCACTCTGTTTGGTCCCAGCAAATAATTAAGGAATACAATGGCGGATTTTCTAGACGAGGGCTTTGGACAACAGCAACCAGATATTCAACTGGATGACTTCATTCAAGCTCCTCAGCAAAGCACTACAATCCCTCCAGAGGGAGCAGTGAGGAATAGGGCAGCTACTACGGCACTCCTCTCAGGAAATCCAGAAGAGGCTGTTAATAACTATCGGCAAATGCTTCTGGAAGCCCAACAGGGTATGTCTACTACACAGAAGATGCTGCAGCAGGATATTGATACGAAGACGGATAATCTTGACACCAAGACGATTATGAATATCTTGGCAGATAGCTCTGTTCCGTTTGAGACAAAACAGCAGGTAGTTAAAGGTTATAAGGCTTCCTTCGCTCTTCGTGATAATCTCACTACTCTGCATACGAACCTGCTAGCACGAGGTAGTAACGGAGAGAGCAAGGATCAGGAGGAAGCTCGTGTTTCTACTGCAGATGCTATTGCAGAAACTCAGAGGGCCAGAGTGGAGGCGCAAGGTATTGTTAATGCTCATATTGCTTCTACTGAAAACCGTAATGTTGGAAGTGCATTATTTGATGCAATTGCTTCAGTAATTCCAGGTGTAGCGAATTACACTACAGCTAAACTGGCTAAACAAGCTGCTGAGGTTTCTGGTGAGAAGTTCTCTCTGTGGGATTTTGTTAAGGCTGGTGTGGATAAGGGCGGTACTAAGCTGAAGCTTCGTAACAAGATTGAAGCTATGAATCCGCAAGAGCGAGTAGATTTTACGAAGAAGCTTGTAGATGCCATCGGTGCCAATAGCTCCATCATCTTCGGTAATGAAAACCAGTATGTTAAGTTTCAACAGATGGATGAGATTTGGCTGTCTGGCTATAGTGACAAGGAAGCTGCTATGGATACCATTAGCACTATCCTAGATGTGGTGGGCTTGGGTTGGGGTGGTAAAACTAATACTGCTGCTAAGGCTGCTTCAGGTAAAGCAGCTAGGGCAGGTACTGCTGAGGAAGCTGCATATGGAGGCACTAGGGCCACACCAGGCCGTAAGCCTGCCCCTGATGTGTCTGATGTAGATTTTGAGGAAGTACATCGTGCCGATTGGACATTGGTAGAGGATAAGCTCCCCCCTAGCGCACAGCTTCCTAATCCGCAGAAGAAGCTTCCGTACGAAGATAAGACTAAGCGTATTGAGATGAATAGCCCCGTGCATCAGTCTAATCCTGCTTCTCCGGGTGAGATTGCTAATCAGAGCAACCCTCAGCAAGCTAGAGCGATTAATGACATCGTAGTGCAGAGTGAAAGCGATGAAGCAGCTAAGGCTTTCTACGGCACTAGCCGTCAACAGGCTGTAGTTAATAACACATTCCCTCAAGCTGCTACAGAGAGCGGGGCAGTAGCTTCTAAGCCTTTCGATATTCAGAAGAACCTGCGTAAACCTGTAGCTTCTGATGAACTTGTAGATATGGTTCATAACACTGGCGCTACCTATTTCACTCCTGGTGAGAAGGCTGCTGCTAAGGCGAATGTAGTTAATGACTTCTCTAATGCCACAGGTATGACTATGAATGAGAACATGTCTTCCTTCACTGTCGATGGTGGGCGTGTATTTGCTGATGCTGTGTACGGAGCTAATGATGGCTCGTGGTCTACAGCTAAGGAAGCTATTGAACAAGCTAAGTTTGCTCTTCGTCATTATGGTGTAGCAGATGAGGATATCACCCTGCTGAAGAAGCAAGGGATTGACCATGTGCCAGTTAGTTTAGAAGAGGCTGGTGACCTTCCTGGTGATTATCTCATTCGTGTTCGTACTCCTTATGAATTCTCTGCAGATGACATTGGTAACTTCGATAAACTAACAACACGATTCAACTGGTTTGACAGAGCACCCGCTCTGGTGTCTAGCCGTAAGAGCAGCTTGTCTCGCTATATCTTTGATGCTTCTTCGATGCTTGATACGAAGATCACCACTCCTGCAACAGTGGCAACAGATGCTGTGTCGAGAGCTGAAAAGACAATGCTATCATACGCAGCCAATTACACAGACCAATACGTTAAGCTTGGTGATTTAGCAAAGGCAAAAATTGATGACTATATTCGTGAAGCGAATCTCAATGGCATTCCTTACGATCAAGCTGACCTTATTGCTCGTGGATTCGGGCCTGATGAGATCAGTGCAATCAAGGCTTGGAGAGATTTCTGGGATGGTCACTTCTATTTGGAAAACTATGATGTAGTGCGAAGCCTCAAGAACAAGGGCTTCCAAGTATTTCAGAATAGCAAGGATACATTCTTTGCTAAGCCGATTCAAAAGAATATTAACAAAGCTAAGGTGTACGATCCTTCTTCGGATATGGTGCTTACGCTGTCCAAGGATGCCCTAGATGATTTGTACAACAAGGGCGGCACTGTAGCTGCATTCCGTCGTCCTGTAGACTTCAATGGAGAGGTTGCAGAGCATATTATGGTTCGCAATACACCAACTGAATATCTGAGAGGACTGAGGGATAGCGATCAAGTATTGAACTATCGTCAAGGTTATTATCAGGTTCAGTATACTGCTCCTAAGTTTGTTGACGAGGTTATCAGGGATTCTGCAGGGAATGTGACAAAGAAGCGTACCGTAGCGGTAGCTGGGGATACCAAGGAAGCTCAGTTGTTTGCCGATAGGCAAGCTAAGAACACTGGTGGAGAGTATTCAGTTCGTGATGACTATCGTGCTATTAGCCGAGACAGTGACGAGTATTGGGATATTCAACAAGCCAGTGGGCGTATTGCACAGAGGCATCGTGGGAAGCTCTTAGAGGACGCTAGCGCCCCTAATCAACTAGGGGATAACTCCTATGTCATGCACCCTGTAGAAAGCGCTACAAAGGCCGCTAAATCGATTGCAGGGCGTACTATGACTAGGCAGATGCTAGATACAGCTAAGGCTCGTATTCTGGATCAGTTTGCTGAAGCATTCCCTAGCAATGGTATGGGTGGCCGTAAATGGCCTAGCAATATAGCTGATGTAGGCCAACCTGGTGCTATGACTTCCAAGTTCTCTGGAGATGCTCGTACGAATTGGGAATATGTAAACTACCTAGAGAATGGTTACCTGAATTCCATTGACGAAGCGTTCAAGATGGGTATGCGAGCTATTGCTACAACAGCAGGAGAGAAAGGACTGTCTTCGGTAGAGCGTGCTGCATTAGGGCTCGCTACTAAGAACGTAAGCGGTTTGAATAAGGGTATTGTGTTCAATGCTTACATTGCTTCTAACCCTCTTCGTCAGTTCATCGTGCAACCTCACCAGGTTATGCGTACATGGGTTTACAATCCTGTAGGCTGGGCTAAGGGTTCGGTAGAGAGATATGCTACTGCCTACTTAGCACATAAGGGCGGTATGGGAGGTAGCTGGATTAATGCTTCTGATAAGGAATTCATTAAGTTTGTAGATGAATGGGGTGCGCTTGAGGGTGTGGATCAGAATAATCTTGTACGAGGTACGCTGAGAGAAGCAGCTAACTCTAGTAATAGGGTTGTACGGGCTGCTAATAAGCCGCTAGAGAAGATGCAGGAATACGGCTTTGACATCGCTGAACAGGCTAACTTGCTTGGACACGCTGCTGCCGTATACGATAGGTATCTTCGCTTAGGCCGCAATCTTAGTGATAAGGCTGTACGGGATGAAGCATTCTCTGAAGCTCGTGCTCTGTCTTATGATATGAACTTTGCAGGGGATATGCCGTATAACCAAACTTCTCCCTCTGTCGCCCTACAGTTCTTGCAGATTCCTATTAAGGCTGCTCTGCAAATTACTAATAGACGTATTCCTCTGAATGATCGTATCAAGCTCACGCTCTTCGATCTGTTTATGTGGGGTACTCCGATTGCTACAGTGTCTTCGTTCTTGGGTGGAGATATTCTTCCTGATGACGAACCTACTCGTAAGTTTCTGATGGAAGGTGCTGAGAGCGTCCTGATTAATAAGATGTTTACAGACTTGACGAAGGAAGAGACAGATATTGACTTCTCCTCGTTAGCTCCTTACAACATGGATGGATGGGGTAAGATTTTTGCCAAGGTTTCCACAGAAGGTATTTATGGTGTGGTGATGGCTAGCCCTTCTGGACAGTTGTGGTTAAAGGATGGCGGTAGAGTGCAGAATGCTTTAGGCTCTATGTCTCGCTGGTTCAATGGGCATTTTGAAAAACAAACTCGCCCTGAAACATTCCTAACCATGATGAACGAAGTGGCTAAGATTAGCTCTGGTTGGAATAATGGAGTTAAGGCTGCTGTGCTGCTGCAAGGTCATAAGGTGTTGGATCAGTATGGTAATGCAATTGATCCTAGCGTCTCTACAGCAGAAGCATGGGCAGCAGCGTTTGGCTTTGGTACTGCAGATACCAGAGAGTATTATGCTCTGTCTCAGGAATGGTCTAAGGACATCAAGAAGCAAAAGAAAGATGTTGAGGGTGTTGTAGATGACATCTTCCGCTATTACAAGAATCAATTGAACTCCGAGAACACAGATACAGAGTTTGTGCAAGGTGTTGTGGGCATGGCATTGATGGCATTCAAGGATGACCCTCAAGCTCAAGCCCTTGCTAGCGCAGCTATTAGGCAGCGTCTTCGTACAGAGGATAGCAACCTTGTGTACCTGATGATGAAGCGTTCTGGTATCCCTGATGCCACAAGCATGAAGGATGGTATTCGTAGAGCCCCTGTTGACGAGGAAACTCGTAAGATGATGGAGCAACGATACAACGATGCACAGAATGCTGTTCTCGATTATCAAAAAGCAAATAAGGAGTAAAGAGTGGCTGACTACTCAACTAATGCAACACAGCTTTCTGGCCCCAGTGGGGCTGGAAGCCAACCAGTACAACCTGTTCAGGAACAAGTAGTCGGCTTCGCTCTCCCTAAGATTGTTGAAGATGTAGCTGATATCTTCGCTAAGGGGTTGGTACAGAATCGTAAAGATGAAGCAGAGAAAGCAAAGCAGGGGGTCGTAGGTGCTTTCGTAAGAGAGCAGACAGTCATTAACGATGCCGTAGCTACTGGACAAATGCAGCCTTCAGAAGCTGCAGCTAGACAGCGAGCTATTGGTAATAAGTACCTAGCTGGCTACCCTCAGTATTCTACGGATTTCAAATCGGCTAATGACAGCTTGAGGGGAATTACGGAGAAGGGGGAGATTGAGAAACAGCTTGAAACTGAATCGAAGCGTAGAGAGCAGCTTGTCTCTACAGCACAGCAGCAAGGCTACATTATCCCTCCTGGTGCTGATGAGAACACTACCAATCAAATCCTGAATGCCTCTCAGAGTGCTATCCGCACTAAGCAGGCTTGGGAAGATCAGATTAAGCAGAATGGCGAGAAGCGTGCTCAAGGTACATACAATGCTGAGATTGCTGCACGAGAGCAGAAGGAACTTGGCTTTAGGCTTATTACCGATCTGGCATCTACCAATATCAATGCCTTGTCGTCTCTAGGTACTAGTTTGGCTGACAGTGTACGAAGTGGGAAGATTACTCCTGAATCGGCACAAGCTCAGAATGCTGCTCAACACGCTCAAATGCAAGCTGTAGTTACAGCAGCTTCTCAGGGGAATCCTGAACTAGCTAGTGCATACCGAGGCATCTTGAACCAGCTTAACGAGGTTAATCAGAAGCTGTTTGATCCTAAGAGCAATCTGCAACAGCTTGAAGATCAGAAGAAGCTGTTAATCACGCAGGCTCAGGTTATGGCTATGCAGAATAGCCCTAAGCTGCTGGCTCTTACTGCTACCTCTGGCTTGCTGCCTAACAGTATTCCTCTGCAGAACAGTGCAGAAGCTGTTCAGTCTTTCACTTGGCTTACGAATAACCTGCCTGGTAGCGGTATTATGACTCCGCAAGTGGTTGGTAATGGTCAGATTGAAGCTGCTAATTACAAGATGCTGAATACAGGTATTGATGCCATTAACACTGGCAAGGTGAAGGATAAAGAGAAGGCTCTCACCGAGGCATCGACAGGAGTTAATAACATCCTCCGTCAAACTAACTTCCTCGCTCAAACTGGACAAGCAGATGCTAACAGCTTGAAGGAAGTGGCTAAGTTTGTAGCTGGCCCTCAATTCGCTACGATGGTGAAAAACGGTACGCTAGATCCTCAGCTTGCTCAGGCAGCTAAGAGAGCTTTCCAGATGAACTACGAACCTACAGTTGTTGGGGCTATTAACAATCGTCTGGATGCTATTGCTCCTGGTACAGACAGCGTTAAGCTCTTGAATGCTGTTGACATCTCGTTTAACGGAACTGGTGTGGTGTTCCAAGCTAAAGGCCCTACAACAGGCCGCTTAGGTCTCCCCACTGTTGATATGCGTAACAATGCCCAATTGGCTCAGACATTCAAGCAAAGTCAGGATGCTCTGAATCAGTTGATTCGTATTGGCGCGCATATGGAAGGAACTACTGATTATCAAAAATACTGGGAAGATAACAAACACTTCTTCCTGCCGAAGGTTTATCCAGACCCTAAGCAGCTTAAGCCGGGTCAAGTGGTTAATGGTTATAAGTGGGATGGCGTTGGCCCTTGGACTTCCCCAACTAGCTACGAAAAGGTTAATTGATATGGCAGATGAAGCTAAACCAGCAGCAGAGGCTCAAGGGCCTCTCCCTTGGGAGATGGATTTAAATCCCATTATGAAACAGGCCCTAGACGCTGTTAAAACGGTCACAGAGCCAATTAAAGCTGCAGTACAGGGGTTGATGCCTTGGGAACAGAATTATGCAGCCAAGAGGCCTGTAGAAGCTCCTACCCCTATTCAGGCACAGAAACCCAGCTTCTCCTTTGAGCAAGTGCTCAATAAGCTTGTAGGAACAGAGAGTGGTGGTAAACATACAGATGCTAAAGGAAACTTGACAACATCTGCTGCTGGCGCTGAAGGGATTACCCAAGTGATGCCCAAGACTGGAGCTAATCCTGGATATGGTGTTACGCCTATTCAGAATAAGAGCAAGGAAGAGTATTTACGATTCGGTAGGGACTATCTTCGTGCTATGTTAAAAGAGTTTGATGGGGATTATGAGAAGGCTGTTGCAGCGTATAACGCTGGAGCCGGGAGCGTGAAGAGAGCTATCACGAAGGGAGGGGAGAACTGGAAAGAGTTTCTTCCTAAGAAGAGTGAAACTATTCCATATTTAAAGAGGATTCTAGGTGGCTAAGAAAGGTCAACTAAAGGCTAATGCTACAGCAGATAGCAAGCGACAGAGGGCATACAATAGCCAGCCCGAACAAGTAAAGCGTAGGGCACAACGTAATGCGGCTAGACGTAAGATGGAAGCTGCAGGGAAGGTGAAGAAGGGAGACGGTAAGGACGTAGACCATAAGGACATGAATACAGCCCACAATGGTACTTCTAACCTTCGTGTCCAATCTGCAGCTAAGAACCGTGCTCGTAACAGGGGAACAGGAGGGAGGAAGAAAGGTGGCTAAGAAACATCCAGGCTTTGCTAAAGTGCAAGGTCAGATTGCTAAGAAAGAAGGTGTAAGTAAGAAGGCAGCAGGAGCTATTTTAGCCTCTGCATCTCGTGGGGCTAGTAAGAAGGCTAAGAAGGCCAATCCCCGTTTAAATCGTGTAAAAGGAAAATAAAATGGCTCTCGATAAAAGCAACCCAGTTGATCGTAAGGAATTCGCTGCTATGATGCAGACAGGCAGTTCTGCTGCTACAGCTACGACATTTGGTACTGTGAAGAAAGGCGCTACAGTGGCTGCCCTTACCATTGCTGTAGGTACGCCTGCTGCTGGTACTGTGGACGTTACTGGTTCGTTCTCTCAGTCGGTTCTTAATAACAACTTCGCTACTGTTGCGACACAGATTAACAGTATCCTCACTAGCCTGAAGAATGCAGGGGTTATGGCCTAATGTCCAAACAGGCGAAGAAGACTAAACTCTCTTCGTTAGGATATACTGGAAGCGTCCAAGATCAGTATCTCAAGTGGCTCCTCGGAAGGGGAGCTACTAGTCATGTACTGGCTGATGCTGAAAGACAATTTCTTATCGTAAAGGGATTTACTACAGGGAGCAATCACGATAGGTGGAATCGCTATCTACGCTCATTGACATACACGGGAAGCCGTGACGATATGGAGAATAAGTATTGGCAAGGCGCCAACAGTAATTAATCATAAGGGGAGGAGCATTGCGCTTGCTCCCCTTTCTTTTTATTTATTTATTGGTAATCAGGCCATTCGCCCTCTTCCTTTGTAATCCATCTGCTCTTATCTTGATTACTCTGAGGAAGGACAGCATCTACTAGTTCACCATTCACAATGCTGTCGCCGATCCTTGGGGTTCGGCTAGCGGTGAATACGATGATATGATAACCAGCAGTGTCTTGGTAGTCGTAACGATAGCTTCCTTCTGCAATCTTAGTGGTGCCGCCTTCGATCTTGATTGCCATTAGAAACCCCAGCCTTCAATGAATTTCATACGGATACTTCCCTTCGTTTAAGAAATTAATTGCATCTAGCACAGCAGCTAGTGCGCTAGTCCATCCATCATCAAAAGCATCACCCTCTTCTTCAGCTTCTAACCACTCATTGATGAGAAGATAGAGCTGCTGCCACTTGTCATACGTGACTCCGCTTTCGCTAGTTTCAATAGCCTCCACTGTACCCCCCGATCATAGAATTCTTGCTGTATCCCGTAGTGTTGGTCTCGAAGAAGTTCTCAATAGTTGTTCCACTTGTAAGCCAGTTAAGCCACTCAAATGGATTGACAACATCGAATTGACTCTTGAAACCCATCTGCTCCATCCGGTAATCGGCAACACTTTGAACATACTGCTTAGTATCCTCCACCGTAATCCCTTCGAGCCGTGTATTTGAAAATACAAGATCAATGAAGTTCGACTCCAAGGCAACACAGTCACGCGCACACTGGTAGATTTCTCGTTTGAAATCGTCATTAACGATTCGAGGATGTTCCTTGAGGAACTGTCTGAATAATTTAGCGAGACCGTGAACATGAATTGATTCATCTCGGATAGACCACTGGTTGACATCACCCATACCTAGAAGCTTACCGGTACGAGAGAAGTTGAGAAGCATGGCGAAGGAGGCGAATAAACACACTCCCTCCACCAGCACTTGTTTAGCGAGAGATAGAGCAATGTCTCGATATGAATGATTCTTCACATCAAGCATGAATTCCATCTTCTCCTTCATTTCTACGTAATCAAGAAACTCAGAATAAAAGCTCTCTCCGAATCCGAGAGTGTCGTTGAGGAGAGCATACGCTCTTTGATGTACGCCTTCTCGTCCCGCGAAAGAACCAAGCATATTTCTTGTCTCGTTATTTCGGAATACTGGGATGAGATTGTCGTAATAATCTCCTCCAACCGCAACATCTGATTGGGTGAAAAGGAGTAGGATGGATTTGACAAACTGTTTCTCCTGGTCTGTAATAATCCCTGTCTTCCATTGCTCAACATCTTGTTGAAGCTTGGCCTCTCCTTCGTGCCAGTGGGCTTCTTCGTGTTGCTTCGTAATCTCTACGAATTCAGGATAGATGGGTACATATGTTTTACTCGGTTCTAATAGGCTCATTCGTAATTGCTATAGTCGTTGCTAGGGAAGAATTCTACAGTACGCCATCCACATTGATGGCAACCCCAAGCAATATAAGAGCCTCCGTAGTCTACTCCTTCTTCTGAATATTGATATTGATCTGTGTCACATGTGCAGCTATTCATTTATCCCTCGCAACTAATACAAACATCGCCTTCTTGCTTCCAATCGGAAAGGCTCTGTCTTTGAATTTGTTTAACCGTATCAGCAGCTACAGCAGCCCCTGTTCGGAAGTAGTAAAGGCTCTTAACCTTCTTGCCCTTCATTGCTTTCAGATGTACCGAGTTAATATAAGCTCTATCCGTGCCCGGAAGAAAGAACAAGTTTAGCGATTGCGCCTGACAAATATACTGTTGACGTTGTTCTGCATGTTCCACGAGCCAAGCTTGATCCATTTCCCAAGCGGTGCGGAATACACTTCGCTCTTGGTCGGTGAGGAAACTAAGATGCTGTACTGATCCATTCGAGTCAATAATAGACTTCCACACTGAATCTGAATTCTGTCCATACTTCTCCAGTACAGGGATTAGATATTTATTCCTAACGAGGGCAATACCTGCTCTAGACTTCTGAGTGTAGGCATTACTTGCAATAGGCTCGATGGAAGGAGTGGTGTCACAAAGTACGCTGCTATTAGAATTAGGAGCAATAGCAAAAACGTGGCTATTCCTGCGTTTCGTCCCACCCATGTCCAAGGCTTCGCCACGCTCTTCACCAAGAGCAATAGAAGCTCGTATACCTTTATCATGAATGTCCTTAAAGATGATGTTATTCCATTGAGCAGCAGAACCAAAGCCACCACTCTCAAATGGGATGTTATTCTTCATTAGCCAATTGGCAAACCCCATCGCCCCAATCCCGAGAGCACGCTCCCTGGTGGCTGAATATACAGCCTTTTCGAGCCCTTCCGGTGCGTAATCCACAAACCATTGGAGCACATTATCAAGGAAGCGAACGAGATTGGCGACAAGAGGGGTATCTTTCCATTCATCATATTTCTCTAAATTAAGGCTAGACAGACAGCAAACAAAAGTGCGCTCAGAATTAGTAGCCAAGCTGATTTCAGAACAAAGATTACTCCCGTTGTTTGAAAGGCCGAGTGCCTGCTGGCTAGGAGGCAAGCTGCGATTAGCAACATCAATAAACCAAAGGTAAGGCTCACCAGTAAGCTCCCGTGTTTCGAGGATTGATTCCCAGAGGTCTCGTGCTTTAACGATCTCCCTAATTTCTTTTGTATGAGGGCAAATCAATTCCCATTGTTCATCATTTACAACAGCATCACAAAACTTGTCTGTAATGTTAATAGCGTTATGTACACCACTACGATTGTTAATCTTACGAGCAGGATCACCACCAGAGGGTGTCCGCATCTTAATGAATTCTAAAATATCGGGATGGGACACATCAAGATATAAAGCCACGCTGCCGCGACGAGTCCGTCCTTGCCGATAATATCCCATAATTCCGTCAATGGTTTTGAAAAACGGGATTGGTCCGGGAGCCTTGTCAGAAACAGCTCGAATTCCATTATGAAGAGCAGCACCGCCACCCATAACGGAAAGAAGAGACAACTCTGCAGCAACATCAATTTGTCCTTTAATAGTGTCAGGAGCGTAGCCAGCGAAGCAAGCAATAGGCATTGCTTTGGGCATCTCTCCCTTCCATAAACTTCTTCGGTAAGTCCTTCCTGATCCGCTATTTTCCCACATCAGCTCGGGGTTACGCCCTGTCTTCCACTCACCATCTACTGCATTAGAGAGGATCGGTGACGAGTAGAAAAACCAGTGTCTACTAGCAGCGTCATAAATGAACTGAGCCAAGTCGGAGTCACCGTAGCTAAAACAATTAGCAGCACGAGCAAGAGCCTTTTGTACGCCTTCTTTTCCATCGCTATAATATTTATTCAGCAGTTGGATGCCTTGTTCCGAGAACAGCAAGTCTCGCTCAAGGTCTAATTTAATTCCACGATATTTCAACGATTTGCCCTTTCACGAATATATTGGAGAGATACTGGCATCAGATCGAATTCACCATCAATAACGTTATGGAGCATAAGAGCACCACGCCAATGACGATTTTCCAGATGGCCCATGTAATGTTCCTCGTGCTCGTAGCAGCTTCCTGCAATAACACTCGTGATCCGTTGACCATCTGCGCGTTTTCCAATAGCCACTTGAAGCCCTTGTTGATGTCCTGTAATGATTGACATATGACTCTTATTGAGCTGAGCGTTAGCAGTAGAGCAAGGCCTGCCAGCAAGCCCAGTAGGAAGGTAGTGAACATAAGTAGTTCCATCAATAACGATTGGCTCTTTAAAAGGAATCACTTCCCAGCCCCATTCTTTGTAAGCCAGGTCGTCAACAGAAATGAGACCATCAAGTTTGGCATCCTTATTAACAGCCTTATTAATACGCTCTTCGTGATTGCCTAGTGTCATTACCAGACGAGGACGATAGAGCTTCTCTTTGTTCTTCTTCTTCTGTTTGTTGTATTCGTAAATAGGCTGACAGAAAGCATTCATTGCTTCATGCGCAGCTTCAATATCCTTGTGATAACGTCGTCCTTCAAAATCCTTAGTGCCTACATCATACGAGGAAAGAGAGGGCATGTCTGCGAAGTCACCAATACAGACAATTACATCAGGCTTCTTATCAACTACATAAGAACCAATGTCATACAGGAATTCAAAATCAGTACCAGGCTTTGCCTGAACATCAGGTAAGATGAAATGCTTCATTGTTTAGTGCTCTCCATCATAGCGTTAAAGGAATGTGGGAAGAATGCCTCTACGAAGTAAGCAATCTTCAATGCCACTTCCCTAGTCTCTTGTTGTGTATGTGTGTCTAGGCGTAGCTTCAACATGTCTAGGAAGGCTCCTAGTGTTCCACTCCAAATCCATTCAGTCATAGCGTTCTGAGGTAACACCATACGAGCTTGTTCAGGGCAGATGCCTTCATCCAAAAGAGCACGGTAGGTATCTAGTGCACTCTCAGTGCAACCTTCTACTTCCTTCTCAGGAGTCCAGTAGATGTAGTCAAAGCTAGTGCCTTTATGCAACACATCACTGCTGCCTTGCTTAACATTATCTGCTTTCAATCGCCAACCGTTAGGGAAATAGAATTCAGGCTCTTCATCCACGTACCTACGAGACACTTCATTCCAAGGCATAAACTTATGCTTGACAAGCTGCCTTGCTACGAAGATGGGGGCCTTTACACGGAAAGAAAGAAAAGCATGATTGAAAGGGCTAAAGTGTTTATGCTTGTACAGATAAGCAATAAGTTTAGAATCCTTTTCAGTGAACTCCTCGGATACCTTATGGAAAGATACACGAGCAGCATTACAGACGTTAAGGTCAGAGCCACAGCCATCCACATACGTTACCTCCATATCTGCAATCTTCATTTATTTCGATCCGTATCAAAGTAGTATTTAGAGTGCTGCTCTTTCAGCAGTGTCTCGATGAGCTTGTCTAGATAGTGTTTAGCTTTCTTCAAATCCTCAATACCATTCTTGTCTTTGTATCGGGACACATACTTCACAATATTCCCTTCTAGATAGCCAAGCCCATTAGAGACGATGTAGTCCCAAGGTTGAATGGCTTTATCTTGGTAATGGGAGCCGCCCTCTTGGCGGCTATTAGCGTTATAAGGATGCTCAGTTGACATTGCCAAAATCTCCTGTGATGTATTTACGAAGATATTTCAGAGCGGAATTCCAACCATCTTCCCAATCCTCGCTTAGTACAGCTTCTTCCTTAAGAAGCTCATCAATCTCTTTTACAATATCGTCTAGCGTCATACTTTCAATTGAAACCCATTTTTATTCATCTGCTTGGCAAACTCAGATTTAATTACCTCTCGCTCATCGAAAGGCATCTGACCGAAGTAGCCAAGAATAAGAGCACTACCTACCGCATTGATACGACCCTTCTTGGAGTGATCCTGAGCCATATTGACCATTACACGAGCACGATTGAAGCGTTGCAGTTCTTTGTCTTCGACATCATTGAAAAGGGAGAAACCTTTATAATTATTCATCTATATTTTTCCTATATTCCTTAGCAATAGCCCGCTCTTCTTTTGTTTTGAGAGCATGGCATTCCTTGCACAACGCTTGAAAGTTGTCCTTCTCACAGAACAATCGCTCAATCACTTCATCCCATGTCGTAAACCCTGTTAGGGGGACAACTGGCTCGATGTGATCGGCTTGCATCTTTGCTCCAATAAACTCTCCGCCACATCCAGCGCAGCGATAATGTTTTGCCATACGTCCAGAGGCAGGATTAACCCTTTGGCCTGTATATGCTGAATTGAGACATTCAAATTTTGGAGGCCATCTTTTGCTTGCTGAACGCAATGCTGATTTAATAAAACTGCGGTATCGGGATTCACTCCAAGCTCCGTTGCATCGAGTCTTCTCTGTAGAATTCGCCTTTGAGTTCTTTTCTTTTTTCCTCACTTACCTTTTTCGCTTCTTCAAAAGACTCATACCTGCCCAGGTAATAAGACTTATTGTTGTGGTAAGCATAGGCCACATATCGATTACGGTAGAAAATCACTCCCTTGGCTGACTTGTTTTGGCAATTCTGCGCATTAGATGCTAATCGTAAATTGCACCTTCGATTGTCTGATCGGACTCCGTTGATATGGTCTACCTGTTCTTCTGGAAACATACCACTCTCCAATAAGAAAACTAACCTATGCAGTTTATAGTTACGACCCTTATACATAACTGTCAAATATCCGTGAGAGGGTGATCCCGCAATAGCGCCTGCTTTAACACAATTGCAAGTGGATATCTTATAAGTAAAAATTCCAGTCTCAGGGTCGTAATTGAAAATTCTATTTGCTTCTTCTTGAGTTATCATGGTTCTTACAATGTAAAGTGGACACAATGTAAGTACTTAAATTGTAATGGAAAATGGACACACTTTTAAAAATAAAAGCTAGCCTCCATTGCGATTAGATGTCGTCATCTAAATTCTTGCCAAACTTCTTTGAATACACTTTCTTAGCTGAAGTGAAAAAGAATTCTACAACCTTCCTGCACTCTTCTTCAGTATCTGGATAGTATTCATATGGATACTCTTTCAAATAAACAGCGAAACCTGATCCTTCATTGCAGCCTACATCAGTTACTGTAAATTCTTTAAATCCGTCTTCGTGCGGCAATTCAATAAACATTTTCAATACTCCACATCACTGGATTGTTTTGTTCGTCTAGCTCTCTCACCATATGCAGGAGACGAGCCTGTTCTGTTAAAGCCTCATCTGCCTCTAGAACACCCCCATAGGAGCCTCTATAAGCCTCTCTGACAGCCTCTAAGCCCTCAGCATAGGCAGAGGTAGCTTCAAGGATTTTAAGAGCTGCTACAGGCCCGCATTTAGGCAGGCCAGGTACACTGTCTACCACATCCCCTGTAAGGCACTGCGAGAGAAAGAAAGAACTACCGTGACCGATGATTTTGTCACGCTTGTCGGATAGCCTGATCTCTCCATAACCTTCGATAACCATAGGGCCTCGTTGGGGTTGATTTCCCAACTCCCAACTGAAAATCCATCCAGGCACTTGAAATAGGTCTTTATCGCGGGTGCAGATGATTGTTTCATCTCCTCGCTTTGTCTGCTCGATAGCCATAAGATCATCTGCTTCAAGTCCCTCAACTTCTCTTGATTCATATAGCCCCTTCAATACGGCACGGATGTTATAGTAATGCCAAGGCTTATTGCCTGCTCGTTCTTTATACGGCTTACGTCTAGCGATGTTATTTCGGAAATTAGTTTTGCCTGTCAGGAACATGATGGGAGGTTCAGTAGCGTCAACTAACGCACAGATATTTGCAATACGCATCCCCAACATTTCTTCTACTAGCTCCCAAGGAGGAGGGCCTTCACCCTCCCTTCCCTTCCATGCAGTTTCAGCCGCAAAACCGCATTCGTACGAAATCACATCGGCATCAATCAAAGGTTGACGCATTAATAGGGGGCGTCGCTGTCTTCCCAAGGCGGCGTATCTTCACCCTTATCAGCCACCACCGGATTCTCCTCAGCTCGTTCCTTTTCTTCAGGCTTTCCACCAAGCAGCTTCTCAAGCTTGCTCCCCTTGAAATTCAAATTACTTTCAATCTTTTCCTGAATCCACTTAGGAAGCTTCGCATACACATCCATATCAGGAGCACTAAGATCGAACACCTTCGGAGGATTAACCAGTTCAGGGCACTTAGCAGCATCACGAGGACGCATAAACGAAGTACCAGCAATGTTCTCATAAGGACGCTCAGGGTCTTTAGCATTAGGCTTAAGGACGATGGTGACATTGACAGGAGTGCCAATCATTTGCGACACATCCCCATCAAACTGATTGTCAGGATCAAGCGCCTTAATACGCTGTGTGCTCTTCGCCTTATCGTTATCTAGTGAATAGAAAGGCAGAGACTCGCTAATCCAGCGAGGCTTATCTTCAATTTCCTTTCCTTGTTCGTCCAGCATGAAGGCATCTACCAGCTCGTAAGTCCACATCACCTCTTGAGCAGGCTTCTTTTCTTCTCCCTTGAAAGGACGCTGAGGCTGCAAGCCAAGATCAATAATCTGTACCAGACGACCAGGATACGTACCTGCCTCAAGGCTAGGCTGCTTTACGAATTGACGATTCTCTTGTTTCGGTTGGGCCTTTGCAATTAGTGCCATATTATTTATCTTCCTTGTTAGAACGAAGCCACATCTGAGCTTCATTAATTTTATTTGTAATGTCTGCAATACGATTGGAAAGTTGCAACTCTTCCTCTAGCATAGCATCCCGCATATAATGACAAGAGCGGAGATATTCTTTACACTTCTCGATATCAATGAACTTCATACCAGTTCCTCGGTAAAAAGAAACTGACCATTGTCGTTGTATTGCTCTGAGTTATTTTCAATCCAAGTATCAGCAGCAACCTCTTCCTTAAATAGATTAATCATTTCTGCCTCCCAAGACATTTCATAATCTTGCTTCATTACTTTCCACATCAATGCACCTCGTACCAGTTTTTACCAATCTTCCCTTGCCCTTCATGAGGACAATTGATTTTAAAATACCGTCCAGCCCAAGCAATAGCTTGCTCAGAGATTTTCTTAACTTCCTCAGCTATCTCCTCCTTACATTCGAAAGTGAATTCGTCATGGTAGAAGCAGACACAGCCGAAATCTTCTCCGTACTTATATCGCTTACGGAGTTCCATATTGGCTTTGTTATAAGCTGCAGTCATGTGGATGGCTTCATCCGATTGAAGCATATACACTAGGATTTGGTGTTCACTTGGAATTAAGATAGGGCGACCATCAAGGCCGCGAACAACACCGTCATAGTATTCTACTTGCAATCTTCCGAAACGCATAACTGTCCGCTTCTTAGCTGTCTTTCTCCATTCTTTGACAAGATTGTCAAGTAGTTCTCTGAGCTTCGGTAATCCATTAAGGAATTGTTCCTTAAGCTTTCTGCCATGCTCCGCAGTTCCCTTAACGATCTTACCAGTCTTAGCGTCTCCGGCTCCAAAGAGGAATCCGTAGAAGAATGTTTTTGCATTAGCTCTAGTCGGTAAGCCTGCTGCAATTCGGTTAGCTTCATGAACATCTCCGTGTAACACTGTATTGGTGTAATCCTCATCACCCATACGTCCGCATAACATACGAATCTGATTACCTGCCGAGTCTGTAGAGACGAGCACCTTTCCAGGAGAACAGGTAAACATCTTACGCATCTGCTTACCCCAGAATGCATTAGCATTGGGGATGTTTACGATGTTTCTGTGGGTAAGACGTCCTGTAACAGCCATATTAGCGACTGCTGATGGTATTCGCCCATCCGCCCTAACTGCATCAATAAGACCTTCGATAATACTCTTTCGCTGTCTACATTGAACTCTTCGGGCGACATACTTACCCACCGTCCCCTCAACACCTTCAAACGGGTCGTCCTTAGACATCTTAGGAGAGCTGCGCTCTCCTTCGTCATTGTAGTTCCATTCGACAGGCTCCCAACCAACCGATAGGAGATAGTCTTTTGTTTCTTCATTTGAATTGAGATTTACAATCCTGTAATGAACACGAGAAAAGCAGCCAAGCACGGGGCGGTCAGCAAGGTCAATGCCATTAGCGCCAGCCCAACTTTTAACTGACTGCGAGTAGTCCCCGGATTTGAGGAAAGGCTTTTTGATGTAGCCATATTCTCCTTTTAGTTTTTGTTCGTCTACCTCCAGGATTAGAGGTAGCTTTGGAGTGACAGCCTTATCAATAAATTCGATAAGCCTATCTAATCGGCTAATGGATTTCTTGGCGTATTCAGTGTCGAATAGCCATCCATAGTCTGCCTGTTCTTGAAGGAATTCAAACAGCTTAAAGGACATCTGGAAAGCGTGTTTCCAATCTCCTCCTGCTGCTTCTTTCAACAGCTCGTGATAAACCTTCCAGTTAATCTCCACATCCTCTGAGCACCGATGAAGCATAGCCTCAGAGAAGTTTTCCCAATCCTCATGGTCTGGCTTGTCCACACCAACTCGGACACCCCAAGCATATAAGCTATGAGGGCCAGCCTTACGATTGACAGCATGAGGAGGAAGAAGACGCTTAGGGTTTAGAGCACGAGACATGATGAGGGTGTCTACAATCTTTCCCTTATAACGGTATCCAAGTATCCTACGAATAGCAGGAAAATCATAATCGAGTACATTGTGTCCGATAAGAACATCACAGGAATCCATATAAGAAAGCATATCAGCCATTTGATGAGGCCTGAATTTAACTTTCTCTTTCCCATCCAAAGTTTTAAAGACTGCACAATGTATCCTTGTAATCGTATCTAGGAGGCCATCAGCTTCAATATCAAATACGCATACCTTCATAGCTCATCAATGAGATAGGCATTCGGAAACTCCTTCATCAATTCGTAAATAGATTCTGCAACAGCTTCAAAGGAATAGAAGTAACCGTCTTCCCCTTGAATATGCACGATGTACTTATTCATAGCTTTGTGCCGTATAGTTCCTTCAATTCGTTACGAAACCTCTGAATAACTTTATGAGAGGCGTGAGGGGAATTTCCTGTAATAGCTGCAATATCTTTTGGAGAATATCCATGCTTGAAATGTAGGAATAGAATGTCTCGATGATGCTCCTCTTCCTTAGCTTCGATACGCTCGTAAATCTGATTTAGAACATGGTCAGTGTAATGAGTGCAAGCAAATCCTTCTGCATGTTCTTCCTCAAACTCCTCAGCCATATTGCCCTTCTCCCTTCGCTTAAAGTCTACAAGGGCATTAATGAGGATACGATTAAACCAAGCTTGAAAGGGCTGTGTCTGATCGTAATTCTCAAAATACTTCAGAGCATTGTGATAAGCCTCTTGAACAACATCTTCAGCATTCCATTCGGTTCCTGAGCGGAACCTCATGTACTTACATAGACGATTGTAATTCTCTACGTAATGCTGATTAATCGTCTCGTTCCGTAATTCCATAGCAAGCCTCATTATCTCGTTGTTCTCGGAAACGCTTATTCTCTAGCTTACGCTTCTTACGCTCCTGGTCATGAACACCACGATGGCGTTCCTGTTCTTCTTCAAAAGTGCGGGGGTCTATTTTAAAAGTATCGCTCATATTGACTTGGTGATAGCATTACATCTCGTTAAACATACCTGTGTTCTTATCGTAGAAGACTGGAACCCTACCAGATGCCCCTGTATTTCTGTCCTCTAAAAGTACAATGCTGCGAACATTACGCTCGTCATCAGGCAAATCAGGGTCTTTATTTCCTTCAAAACCAATCATTGCATGAGCACTTCGCATCATTGCTCGTGAGCCTGCAAATTGAGTAGACTGAACAGCACCTCCTCTTTCGTGCGACAGGCCGTTATCGGGAGCCTTAAGGTGGCAATAGATATGCGCAATAAAGTTTAAATCTTTAGCTAAACCTGCTAACTCCTGAGAGATTTTCTGAAGCAATGTATTAGCATCGCCTGAAGATACTCCATTAGTCAGTGTGGTAATAGGATCAATGAAAATTGCCTTAGCTCCTTGTGCTGCTGCCTCTCGAATATCTGCCTGCAACCCTTCCCAAGTGAGTTCCTGGTACAGATTAAGCATCATCAGCTTATCTTCAACTAGCGGCACATGCTTATCAAAGGAATCGTAGTCGAATGGGATTTTAGGATCGTGAAAGATTCGAGAAGCAAGCTTACCTACTACCCCTTGTAGAGTTCGAGCATTAGTTTCCTCAGTCTTAGCTACAAACACCTTCCAGCCATGCGCCTTAATGTTGTGGGCTACGAGATCGTTTAGGAACTCGCTCTTACCCATCTTAACACCAGCACCCCAGTAAACTACTTCTCCTAATCGTTGCCCTCGTGTCATATCTGTAAGCTTCTTATAAGGATAAGAAAACCCCCATTCAGCCTCCTTGCGGGCATCGGCTACAACGCTAGAAGCGGTAACTATGCGAGTGTTCTTCGGCTTCTTGGCATTGAACACAACGGACGAATAGATTTGATTCCCATGTCCTTTCTGTAGCCCCTCATTTACATCCTTAAATGGGAGAGTGGTTACGAGAGCGTCTGGAATAACACGCATAACAGCAGTAGCTGCGGCTCTCCCAGCATCATCCTGGTCGAATACCAGAACAATCTCTTTGAAAAACTCTCTGATATCTTTAACCGATCTAGCCAAATCACGCATAGCAGCAGCAGCGCCGTGGGCAAGAGATACAACAGCAGGATTATTGTCTGCATATTGAGTACCTTTGTTTTTATCCTTCATAATCTGAAAAAGAGACATAGCATCTATCTCGCCCTCAGTAATGAATAACTTCTTTCCCCCGGTTTTCTTTGCTTGTTCCCACCCGAATAAGTCTACATCCCTTTGATTACCGACTGACCAAAGTCGTTTGGGATTTACGAGACGTACTTTATAGCCAACCACGGCACCAGCAGCAGTGTAGGGGTAATAATGCAGAGCAGGAGTTTCACCGTCTTGCTCAGAGACACCCACCTTAACACCGAAATACTCAAGAGTATCACTACGTAGCTTGCGATCGTCCAAATTAACCACACGATAGCCATGAATTTCCTCTAATTCTTGTTGGATTTGTTCCTTCGTCTTCGTGACGAATGCAGGCTTATATCCTTCAGGTTTATCTTGATAGGGCGAAGGGACATAGCTTCCACAGCTAAAGCAATAGCCATCGAATGTCCCATCGTCCTTAGCAAACACCTGTAACCCATCACGTGACTGGCATTTATCTGTAAAGTGAGGAAGTTTTTCGACACATTTGGAAATATCAGTCTCCTTTCTTAGGACGAAGAATGTAAGGGAGAGTTTTAACTTTCATGAGATCATGGTATTGGGAAATGAATTCCTTCAACACCTCGTAAGGGCCAGTGGGGATTACACCAACATCCATACGAGCGTAATCGTCCATATCTTCCAGAGCTTCTTTGGCTTGTTCAGTGGTAATCATGTCATCTCTCCAATCGTTAATGTCAACTTCCGAAATCATTTGAATTTTCTTTGATGTTGTTTCGCAGCTACACAGGTATGGCACTCGTTTTGATGAAGTCCGTGTGGGCAACGATACCCGATAGGTACAAATCTTCGAATCGTAAGCATGGGAGTGTAAGTACCTCAGTTTTGAAGAAATTTGGACACAGCTTCAACATATTTATTCAAAGTCGTGCCAGCGAGCCCACAGGCAGTGTTGACTTCACAGACATAAGCTTCGCCACTTTTCGTATACAGAACATCAACGGCCCCAAAATCCAGACCGAGAGACTCAACAGCAGCAATAGCTTCCCTCCGTACACAATCAGGAGCAACAACATCGGCATTAGCAAAAATAAACCCACCAGCCAGATTCCGCACTTGCCAATTGATTTCATCATCTGGAACCTCTTTCTTCCTAGCCTTTCGTTGTTGGAAAATCACCTCACCTTGAAATACATGAATGCGATATTCATCACGCTTCTTGACATACTTCGTATAGAGCGGAGCCTTAGTTAAACCGCCCGGACCCTCAGCAGGTTCGATGATTTCAATACCATCTCCGCTATGTCCATTCAGCTTATGCCTCACTACTACACTAAAACCCTCTGCAACCCACCTAGAAGCCTCTACAATCGATTCTGTGAACGGCACGGTAGTGGTGATACCTTCCATTAATTTAAACGCTTGTAGCTTGTTTGAAGCGTTCCCCACGGATTCAGGCACATTGAGAATACGTCCTGCCAGTACCTCTCGATTAATCTTTGTTGCACCCCAGTTAATAAGTACATCTGTACGTAGAGGCTTGCCATGATGTTTCACTCGCTTAATATTAAGGGCTTCAGCAAGAGCCTTTGCGCTCTCGCTATTCGGATTGTATGGGTACAGCTTAAGGCTTACCATTGCACTTCCTCCACAATACCTGGAATATCGAAATTGAATGCTGGAGCAGCCCCAACACCGCGAATAATGCCAGCTCCGACAGGCACATCTGCAGCAATAGGCTTTGCCTTCTTCACAGCCACCTTAGCCACCTTCTCTGCTTTCTGACCGGGAGGCTTCTCTGCCATACGAGTGACATCATATCGGCCATCCATACGATCCTTAACAATGCCTCCACGCCGATTAAACTCAACAGCCTGGTCATACGACAGGATATCGCCCACCTTCCAATCATCCTTAAACTCGACAGCGTAACGAGCTTGCTCTTCCACGTAAGCGGAATAGGCATAAGGCAGGTCAAGAGACAGGGAGAAACTACGCTGGATATCCTTTACCACCTTCGGATACTTCAGCTTATCCGCCAAGACACCCCCAAACACTCTCTGCATGAATGCCAGAGGCTCAAGTGCTGCGTATTCAGCGAAGATGACAGAAGGAGATTCCAATTCCTCAGCGTATGTACGAAGGGCAACAATGGCTTTACACCACGTCTCCAATACATCAACATCCATCGTACCTCGCATACCACGAAACTCTACGCTGCCATACTTACCCAGAGCTTCGAGATTTAGGGCGGAATAGCGATACATATCCTTCTGCATGTTGTCCCGAATGGTATTCTCACCGTGCCGGAACATCTCATTCAGCAGATCAAGCATTCCCTCTGCATCATTAAGACGAAGACAGAAGTGATTACCTTTACGTTCCTTACCAGCGAACGTCATCATGGGTTCTTCCAACAGCAGATATGTGTACACCAGATTCAGCAATTGGACATACGTAAGCTGCTGGACATTCAGGTGAACGTGGACACTGGTACGGAAGGAGAATTTAAATGTAGCTTCTTCAAGAATGGCCTGAAGCTCCCCCACAGCGAACCTAACATCCCCTACAGCAATCGGCTTCTTGAGGATGTATTCAGCACGAGTTTCAGGATAGACACCGCGAAGACTGCCATCGTCCTCGCTCTTCCAAAGGGCAGTGTCTACCGCATCCATGCCCTCACCCTCACACTCAATCTCAATGCCTACGTCACCCTTCACTTGTTTCTTATTGAGAAGCTCGAATACTTTTTTCATAATTATTGTCCAGAAGAATGCCTAGATGCTTGTAACCGTCGTAAAAGGTGATTTCCAGGGAGCCAGCATTAATCTCCCCTACAATATGCTTCTTGTACAGAACAGCCATATCGCTTGTAATAGCGAATTGCTTATCGAATGCCATTGCCCCACGGAATTGCAGGAGGTGATTGACACACTTACGCTTGGAGGGGTACTTATTCAGCAAAGCATCTGCCAATTCAATACACTCCATCTCCTGCACCTTATGCAGCGTAAGGCCTTCCCCGTCAGGGTAATGCACACGGAGAGTGGCTACAGAGGTGTTCTCACTGCTCAGCCCTGCCTTGTAGCGACGAATGGGATTACGAGTGACATACACTACGCTGCCGTTCACATTCACAAAGCCGATACGAAGAGCAG